ATCACAACAACAAATTTACAGTATAATAAATAACAATACTAAAGGGGCCATAGTTAAAGACCGTTCGCAATTCGCATATTATGATAAATAATATGTATGAACAACGGAAAATACAATACAGAGAAGTATAAAAAACTACAGGCTCAAAAGACTGATAGACAGTATGGAGAGTTAAAGGAGCATACTAAGGTATGTAAGTGTTGCGGTAAAGATTTTATCTTTGAGGGTAGAATAAAAACCAAAGCATACGAGAGAAAGTTGTACTGTAGTAGGAGTTGTGCTAATAACCGTCAGGAATGGTGGGATAAAAACGCAACAAACTACAGGACTATTGCCTTTCAAGACTGGAAGAAGGAATGTGCAATATGCGGATTCGATAAGATTGTGGCAGTACATCATATAGATGAAGACCACAGTAATAACAACCGTGAAAACCTTATTCCACTATGTCCTAATCATCATGAGATGTTACATAGTAAAAAGTACAAAGATGAAGTTAATAAACTTATAGGGGAATTGGTGAAATGGGATCACGGCTCCCTTGCACGGAGCAGTTAAGAGTTCGACTCTCTTATTCTCCACCAAGGCTCCACCAAGGATTAATATGGAATTTAACATTTTATTTTGGCTAATGACTAAACACATAGTTGCAGATTACTATATGCAATACCCATGGATGTTTAAGTATAAAGGAAAGTACGGACATCCAGGCGGCGTAGCACATGCAGGCCTTCATGGTTTATTCACTTTGATTATATTATTAAATTTCACAAGTCCTTTGGTTGCATTTTTATTATCGTTCATTGACTTTGTTTTACATTATCATATAGACTATGCTAAAAACAAGGCATGGGACAAATATAATGTATTACCATCTGATCAAAAGTATTGGGTAATACATGGCACTGATCAATTAGCACATGGCATGACTTATTTTTTAATTGTACATTTATTGGCTCACGGACATGTTTAACAAGTTAGTCGAATATATAGAGAACACAGACCTTACTATACTTGAAGGTGCGACACCAGAGTTTGAGCCACATCAATACACAGTTTTAGAACTAAAAGATGTGTTGACTGATCGCGAAATTGCTTATGCAAAAGAGTTATTTGATGATCCTTATACTAAAAAATATGATGTGTACGCACATCCACCAGAAACGCATAAAATTCAAAGAGTAAGAGCAGACTTATACGATAGCCATAATATCAGTATAGAATTACAAAAAACAATTGAACCTATTGTGAAAAAATTTAATCTAGAATGTCTAGGTTTACCAAATGTCAGCATGTGGAAAGATAGTCCAGGCTTTTTCCTGTGGCCACATTGTGATCAAAAAGTGTTACATGTAACTATGCAAATATATTTAGATGACGAGTGTAATGAAAAATGCGGAACAACATTTTTAAAACCAGTACTAGGTGTAGAGCACGGCGAAGAGTTATTGACTACTCCATATAAGAAAGGCCATGGTTACATTCTTTTAAACACAAATAAAGAAATGCATGGCATGATGACTAAAGTTGCAGAAGGCGAAACAAGATCCAGTTTGTATGTAGTGTACGATAAAATATAGGTAATTAATAGTATGACAAGCAAAACTCAAATGACAAAAAAGCAATTAATTGATGCATTGTCTACTGCTGAGCAACGCATAACAGAATTAGAAAAAACTGTAGAAACATTAGAAGCAGAAAAAGTTCATATTGGTGCTAAGTTGTTAGATGAGGAACAATCAAATATGGTTAATATTCTCAAATCAAAAATAGAAGAGTTAGAAAAACAAAACAAGGTAGATGAAAGATAACCTAGTTAACCTAACTGCTTATAGAGAAAAACTTCAAAAAGCAGAAGAAGTAGAAAATAACTTGCTGTTTGAAGAAACAATAGACGATGTTGTTAGAGACTTAACAAAGTTTATGGTACATCTAGGCATGGATTTAGATGTAGATATAACACACGAAAGTTTTGCTGTTTATTGTAGTAGTGCCGCAGGGTATTATAAAAAAGCATTAAGAGTTGCGTATGGTCTAGAGGAATATAATTCAGATACATTAGATTCAGATAAAAGCATATGGCAACTTATAGAGGATATTAACAACAATGATGAGTAATAAACAAATAGAAGAATTTATTTCTCACCTGAATGATAAACTTTTTGATGCAGAAGAAGAATATAATGTATCTAGAGCGGAAATATTGTCTATTGTATTAGCAGTAGCACTAGGCGGTATAAGAGCAGAAGCAAAAATATCAGGTGACATAAAAGGTATTGAAAAAGACTTAGCATCAATGGGCATAATATTTGATCGCATAGAATTTATCGAAGATGAATTTGATATACCAACAGATGGAACAATACACTAGGATAAAATATGAAAGAACTTTGGACAGAAAAATATAGACCTTCAAGCATTGAAACTTATGTTTTCAGAGATGATGAATAAAAACGAACAAACAAATTTAAAAAAGTTAATACTAGATTATAATAGAAAACCTGTGCTGTCACCTGCATTTGATAAACTGTTAGACAGTTACATCAAAAGCGGAAAGTATATGTCAGTTGAAAAACTTCAAGTACTGAGAAATGATATTGTACAGAATTTAGTTTCCTATGCAAACAAATATAAAATTAGCAATGTGTGTATAGGATTAAGCGGAGGCATTGATAGTGCCTTAACAGCAAGTTTATTTAGAGATGCAGGCTATCATGTTATTGGTGTAACAATGCCTATAAATCAAATAGAAGACGAAACAGATAGAGGTGTCGAAACAGCAAAGGCACTAGGCATAGACCACAGACACATAGACTTAACAGAAGCCTATGAAGATATACTCAAACAACAGTTTAAACTAGATGCTAGTTTAATCAGCAATGATTATGCTAGTAAGATTAGAAAAGGAAACATTCGAGCCAGATTGCGTATGATTACATTATACAATCTTGCTGGTGCGAGTCAAGGCTTTGTAGCAAGTACTGATAATTTTTCAGAACTGGCCGCCGGGTTTTGGACACTACACGGAGACGTGGGCGACGTATCGCCAATCCAATCATTAAGTAAGAGTTGGGAAGTTCCTGCTCTTGCCGAAATGCAAGGAGTACCCGATAGTGTCGTATTTGCTGTTCCCACAGATGGACTAGGAATTTCTAGTTCAGACGAAGAACAGTTCGGGTTCAGTTACTTGGAGTTTGATTTAGCATTATTCAAGTTACTGGAAAATATTGACGGAGTGGAGTTCGAAAATACCATATCAGATATTGCCGGATTCAAAGATGTTAAGGACAAATTAATAGTAGAAGAAGTCGCTAGTAGAATTAGAGGCACAACATACAAAAGATTCAATCCTTATAATCTAACACATACGTTTGAAAAAGATCGATATGATCTACTAGATAAACTAGATAACCAATTGAGGAGATAAACCATGGAAAATTCAATCATAGGTATAGTTGTTGTAGTAGCGATTGTTGGATTTGTTGTTTACCAATCATTCTTTAAAAAGGATGACGTAGTAGAAAGCAAACCTGCACCTGCTCCTGCACCAGCACCGGCACCAAGTGCGCCTGCTAAACCTAAAGTTCCAACTGCGGCAGAACTTAATAAAAAGACTAAAGCAGAATTAGAACTATTAGCAAGAGAAAATGGTGTTGAATTAGATTTGCGTAAGAAAAAAGCAGACCTAGTGAAAGAAGCCAGAGCATCTTTCAAGTAAGCAATACAAGGACCAAGTATTCACTAAAAGGCCTTTCGGGGCCTTTTTTCTTAACCAACAAACCAATCGATGTGTAAATAATATTGCTGTCAAAAAGGCGACAGGCACACCCAGGGAAACCTGCCAAATCCGGATATTCTTCCGTAGTGTTCACGAAAAGAAAGCCTCTTTATAATTACATTTAAGGAGAAAAATTATGACTGACAAATCTGTCACAGAAAACCAAATCACACGAGCAAAGATAATAAGTGAAAGTCTTTATACTATGCTAGAGCAATACAGTTTTATGGATTTAACTGAATCGTTTCTTGATGCTAATAAAACAATGGATGTGCTAGTAGAAGCAAGAAAACTCCATGATATTTTAGAAAATTTATATGACGATCAGGTTATAGATAAAATTAACAAGGACGACGATGGTTGCTGGGCACCACCAGATATTCCTGGAGGCTGGACAGAGATTGGTCCAGGTATAGAGACTCGCGGTGTTTCGCTTAGAGACATTTTAAAGAAAAAAGGAGGCAAGAGATGAGTGATTATTTCAACGGCAAATCCGACATATTAGAAAGCATAGCAAAAATTCAAAGTGATCTTGGTGTATTGCATTATCAAATCAGAAATTGGAAGATTGATCAAGGAGATTTATACTTGGACTCGCCAACTGTGGAAAACAGTGAATTTCTTAATATGTCAATGACTGATTCTTTAAAAAGAAAACCTGATACTGAATAGCGATAAATACTGCTATGCTAAACTTATATCTGTGTCAGCCTAACTTTAGATTTGGTATTGCCGGCAAAACTGGTTACTGGATTCCCTACAGCATTGGCTGTCTGTGGAGTTATGCTAGTCAGTTTGATGATATAAAAGAAAATGTAGATCTCAAGGATATAATATTCCGCAGAGAAAATGTAGATACTCTAGTTGATCGCTTAGAAGACCCAGACATAATAGCATTCAGTTGCTACATGTGGAACTGGGAGTGGAGCAAAGCAGTTGCTCAACGTGTCAAAGAACGTTATCCTAAATGCAAAATAATATTTGGTGGTCCACAAGTAACTGATAGACCAGAGGAAGAACAGTTCTTTAAACATCACCCTTATGTTGACGCAATCAGTTTAGCAGAAGGCGAACAAAGTTTTACAGATATATTACGCAATCTAATCAACGGCAAACTGATAGAGAAAATATATAACTATCCAAGACTAACAGAACTAGACATACCAAGTCCTTACTTAACAGGTGTGTTTGAAAAAATTATAGCAGACAATCCAGGCGTACTGTGGAATGGCACATTAGAAACTAATCGTGGCTGTCCGTTTGCTTGTACATTCTGTGATTGGGGTGGCTTAACTTACAGCAAACTTAAAAAGTTTCCAGAAGAAAAAGTGCTACAAGAACTTCACTGGATGGCACACAACAAAATGGATTACGTTACAATAGCAGACGCGAACTTTGGTGTGTTCACTGATCGCGACATGAAGTTCACTGAAGAACTTGTGGCCCTACAAAAAGAGTTTGGTTATCCACAAGTAGTAGATGCCACATGGTACAAGAACAGTTCAGAAGAGATAATGGAAATTGTTAAGAAGTTTATCAGCAGTGGCTTTAACAGAGGACTAACTCTAAGTGTACAAAGTATGGACATGGATGTATTGGAAGAAATCAAACGACGCAACATGGAGTTTAGTAATCTCAAACACATATTTGATATATGTAATAGAGAACAGATACCTAGTTACACAGAACTCATACTAGGCTTACCCAAAGAAACATTTGAAAGTTGGAGCAAAGGTTTGTGTGACGTAATCGAAATGGGTCAGCACAATGCTATTGAAAGTTGGTTAGCACAGTTACTAGAGAACGCACACCTTAACACACCTGAGCAAAGAGCAGAACATGAGATAGACACGATAGTTGTGAAAGATTATATATCAGGCTTTGAGGAAGAAGATGGCATCAGCGAAAGTGTCACGTTAGTCCGCGGAACTAAGGACATGCCGATGCCTAAGTTTATAGACAGTTGGATGTATGCTTGGATGATTAATAATTTTCACAACTACGGCTGGACACAAATACTAAGTAGGTTCCTACGCAAGTACAAAGATATGAGTTATTTTGAGTTTTATAATAGATTGTGGGTACTCATACAAGAAGACGATGGATATGTCAAACAACTTTTTGATACAGCAAAAGCACAACTCACAGAATACTTAGAAACAGGCATAGCAGACGGCTTTAGTGGTCATACACTTATGTGGTCAGCACAAAGTGACTTTCATAAACAACCATTAAAGATATTAGAATTTGTAGATAAGTCTTTCAGTGAAGAATGGTTAGACATTCCTAAAAAATATTACTCACCTCTTATGAAGGCTCAGACTTTCTTTGTGAGTCACTACCAATTTGAGTACCCGATGAATATGATTTTTGATTACAACTTTATAGAATACATCAATAATGATGTAGAGTTAGTAAAAGACAAAACAGAATACACAATTGATCTAATCATGCCCTGCGACAGTGAAGAAGAATACATGGATAGAATGTATTACAAAAGAAGACAAGGTTGGGGCAAAGTTCTTTTTTCGACTTAAAACACCATAAAACTTAACTGATGTTTTAATAAATGATAAATATTCGTTGGAAGATCATTGGTCTCTTCCACAACAGGACGGTTGATTGGTTGTCGGTTGTAGTGGTATGTATTCACTGTAGATCTCATTGCGAAGATACAACAAAACGAAATCACAAAAGTTAAGGAACTTTAACCCCTGAGCATGGTTCGTAAGAACATGTGAACGACTAGTGCTAATTGTAATTTAGACTAGGAGAAAAAATGACAACAGATACAATTAAAAGTTTTGTTTCTGATACCTTTACAAATTTACCAACATTCTTTGAAGACTTCAAAGAGAAGTATTGTCCAGACGGACAGACGTGCAACGATATTGCAACGTTTGGAGGCTTAGCCTTTATGGTCTGGTTTATGTACCTCGCTATGGAACCTATCTTAAGATTCTAAAGTAAATACTCTTGCCCAGAGCAAAGGTTTATTAACAGAAACATTAAGGCCTCGCTTCTGCGGGGCCTTTCTTTATATAAGCAGAATGCCTATAATAAATCCAATGTTGAGTCCTATTGAACAGACAAGCAACATATCCTTCTTAAAAGAATAAGGTACCAGTTCAGTTATCATTTGAATTACTCCTACAGTAATATTGTTATTTATCGATAAATAGTAACATAATTAGGTAGGAGTAATTATGAACAATGAAAACAAACTTATCTCTGACAATCTGGAAGAGATATCACAAGCCAAAGTAATGGCAAGACTGGCAGGACGTAGTTATCTTGATCCAGATGACCCTGAAAGACAAAAGAAAAGACCTCCTGGATTTGGTAAAAAGAATCCTGTGTTTGTTTCTGTTGAAAATGCCCAAGCATGGGTATATTATGGTACAGGTAAAATAGTTGTAGCATGTAGAGGAACAGAGCCAACTCAGTTTGCTGATGTTCTAGCAGACTTAAAAACTATTCCTGTGAGACACGACAGAAATGGTATGGTCCATTCAGGCTTCTGGGAAGAGGCTAACAAAGTCTATCCAGGAATATTAGAGGCAGTTAAAGCCGGAAGAAAAAACAATGAAAAAGTATATGTGTGCGGACACAGTTTAGGTGGTGCTATGGCAGTATTAGTTGCAGAAATGCTATGTCATGACAAGATACCAGTTGAAGAACTTAGAACTTTTGGGCAACCAAGAGTAGGAACTAGAAAGTTTAGACGACATTTAGAAGGTTGTAAAATAGGTTCATACCACAGATATGTTAATAACAATGATATAGTACCAAGAGTACCACCAGCATTGTTTGGATTTGTACACGGCGGTAAACTTATGTATATCAACAGTTATGGTAATATCAGAAACTTAACCATGTGGCAGAGAATAAAAGATGGTTGGAGAGGCTTTTGGGCCGCATGTAAACAGTTTAAGTTCTTTGATTTTGTAGCAGACCACGGTATGCCACATTATATTCAGCATGTAGATAACCTAGATGAAGAGTCTCCACAGGGTAAGTAGATAAATACTATTACAAATAGGAGATCACAATGGACAAACTTAAAGGTTGGATATTTGACAGAACAGCAGAGAGAACAAGTTGGGACGGAGCAGTCCTAATCGGTGGTGGTATTGTAATGATATTAGTACCAACAACATTAATAGGTTGGGGCATGATTGCATATGGTGCCTGGACCATTTGGAAAAAAGAGGATTAATAATGAGTCACTATACATTAGCAACGCCATTAGATACATGGCAAAAAATTAGAGACGATATGGTTGCAAAAGGAGTTGACCCTGATGTAGCATTAGCGGCCGCTAAAGAAACACCAGCGGCAACTGGCAACACACCTGTAGACGAAACAGTTTATAAGTGCATCTTTTGTAGAGATGTATCAGGAACAATTACTCAATACTTTGAGCACATTGAAGACGAGACGTTGCACAAAGCAACAGGCTACGATGCTAGTACATTAGTTGTATCAGATCTAACCAGAGAAGAAATAGAAGCCTTAGACGCAACGTACTAAGATGAACTATAAAGAAGTCATAGAAGCCTTACACAAAAAAAGGCTAGACGCAGAAGCCGGTGGCGGCGGAGGCGGTGCTGGAGCAGGCGGTGGAGCCGCAGGTGGCTCTGGTGGTGCATCTGCTGGTGGTAGTGCAACAGGTTCAAGTGGAGACGGTGGGTCTGCAGATGGTGGTAGTGCAGGAGATAGTGCTACCTCTTCCGCTGACTCCACTTCTTCATCAGAACCAACTACAGCACGAGGCGGTTTCTTTGTAGGCTATGGCGGTTACTGGAGTCCTCCAGGTAAAAAGAAAAAGAAGAAAAAGAAGAAAGCAAAAGTAGGTACAGTCAAAGACGGTATCTATGAAGGTGATGTAATTGATGCCAAAGACAAGTTTAAGCAAAAGCAAACAAAAGGCGATATTTTTAATATACATATCTACACAACAGATGCAACTGGTAAATCAGATTGGGTCAGACCATTTAGATTTAGAGATCAATACGAAGTAAGCAGAAATATTCAATCTCAGTTAAATGCAGGTGTTAAACCCGAGCACATCAAAGTAGAATTTAATGGTAAGTTTATTAATATGCCTGAGTTTGGTATAACAGAAAGTATTAATAATTTACAAGAGCAACCCGACACAAAAGTATTAGAAGATAAACTTTACAAATTAGAAGGTGCTTTAGGTATGGCTAGACGAACTACTAAGGATATTAAATATGTTGATACACATGTAGAAATAGTTAGTAAACTTAGTGGCATTGCCGAAGATGTTGGTTTAGAACTAGATGAATATCAACAACGCAAAGTATACGAAGCAAAGAATAATTTAGAAAGCGAAATATATCAATTAGAAGAAGTATTCGAAGACGCAATTCGCGATATACAAAATCAAATAGACGAACTAGAATACGAAGATTAGTTCTTGACAATCCCCCGATAACAATGTATAATATTACTTTTATGGAGTAATCTTATGGCCACACATGCAATGATAGACATAGAAACACTTGGCACTGAGCCTGATTGTGTTGTGCTGTCTGTGGGTGCTGTAAAGTTTGATCCGTATAAATTAACAGACCCACATGCAAAAACACTATGGCGTCCAAGTGCTGACGAACAAATGGATGCTGATAGAAGTGTGTTAGAAAGCACATTGCAATGGTGGGCAGGACAACCTCAACACATACAAGATGAAGCATTCACAGAAGACAACAGAATACCACTCGATCAATTCTTCAAAGAACTTAATAAATATTTAGTAGGCGTAGATAAAGTATGGTGCCAAGGACCACAATTTGATATGGTAATATTAGAAAATTTATACAAGCAGTTTGATCATCACATGAACTGGGCCTTCTGGCAAGTAATGGATTGCAGAACAATATTTAATATGATGCCTGTTGATCCTCGTAAAGCCATACAACAAAATCTCCATAGTGCAGACGAAGACGCATACTATCAAGCAGTATGTGTACAAGGTGTTTATCAACACTGGTCTATAGAGGGAAGATGATATTCTTACTTGCCAAAAAAGATTATCCTGCTCCTAAACATTTAACTATCTGCTACCAGGATGACGATGTGTGTTTATATATTGACCAATTTTGGGAAAAAACATCTACTGGATTCTACAAAGGTTACGATTACGAGTATGTTAAAATAGATATAGTAGACGGTGTTATTGATATATCAATGCCATTTTATCATCAAAGTAGAACCTACTACAATAACAGCACAGGATTATTAGTAACAAATTATTATGCATCATATGAAGACAATGATGATTGTAGCATAGATCATTTTAGATATGATGGGCAATCTCATTTCACTGAATCTGTTATACCAGATTACGGTTATAATGATGTGACATTTGAAAGTGCCGGAGATATTATAGAAGAAGAAATATATAAAAGGATTGATTCTGCTCTTTCTAAATATAATAAAAATATATTATATTTTAGTGGCGGATTAGATACTGCTGTGGTGTTAGCAGTTATTAAAAAATATAAGTTTCCAATTTCAGTAAACTTTTCCACTAATGGTTTTGAAATTCCTCAACTAGTTAATATGAGTATGTCAGCATTGCGAACACCTTTATATAATCTTTTTCTTAGTAAGTACGAGTGCTACAAAGAATGTATTGTAACAGAACCGTTTACTGGATTGTTCACAGGTTTTTCGGGTGGTATGGAAACATTGAGGTTTCCATCGCATATGAGAGCATTGTATAATTGTTATGGTATGGACTATGATGATGTTATTGATCAATATGATGATGCCTATCTAACCAACTTCCATATTAGCGAATACATATATGACTGGGAGTGGTACCAAGGTGGCGATCTTGCAACAGCAAAAAAGATCATTCTAAATCAATTATTACACAATAAAGAAATATTACCAATAGATCATCATATTATGTTGGTACCTTGGCGTATTCCTCAAGTACCGCAATTAATGTTAGGTATGTCTATGAAAGACTTGACAGAACATACTTTTCATAGTACACTACACAAAGTTATTATTGAGAACACATTCCCTGATATAATCAAATTGGTTCCAGAAAGAAAATACGATACAATAAATAAAAATGGTAGAGCATTTACCAGAGGCCGTAGAAGGCTTGGTAATAAAAACTAGGAGAGCAAATGAATTTTATACCTTATGTAGTTGAAAAAGTAGCAGGTGGAGAACGTAGTTACGATATCTACAGCAGATTATTGAAAGAAAGAATTGTATTTTTAAATGGTGAAGTAAACGATCAGGTATCAAATAGTATTTGTGCCCAACTCCTTTTTCTAGAAGCAGAAGATAGTTCAGAAGACATCAACTTTTATATTAATTCACCAGGTGGCGTAGTTACTGCTGGTATGGCAATGTATGACACAATGCAATATATCAAACCAGATGTGTCAACTATTGTTATGGGGCAGGCATGTAGCATGGGCAGTCTACTTGCAACAGCAGGAGCACCTGGCAAAAGATTTATGCTACCAAAAGCAAGACACATGATACACCAACCAAGTGGTGGTGCAAGAGGACAGCAATCAGATATTGAAATTGCCGCACAAGAAATACGCAGAATGCGAAAAGAATTAACTGAAATCTATGTTAAACACAATAGCAAAGGAAAGACATTTGAAGAAGTTAATGCTGACATAGAACGTGACAATTTTATGACAGCCAATGAGGCATTAGAGTACGGGTTAATAGACGAGATTGTTGATAAACGTCCATAGTAAAACAGATAAATATCTGTATGGATCAATTAAAAGAATTTAAACCTCGCGTCTATACACCTAAAAAAGTAAACAAAGAAGGCTACGACGAAGACGGCGTACTTCACGATAAGTGCGGTACACCTGATTGTTGTCAGTCTTGTGATACTGCCGAGGAGCAGGGCAATGACAAAACCATCGATTGATTTAACATTTCTAAAATACAATAGTAACATTACTGATTCAGATGTATTTGACAATTTTTTATCATTAGGCTTTAGTCAAGCAAACGAAAGTGTAGAAGATGTATCAGCATGGCATACTGCCGGCGGTGTTATATTATATGTAAAGTCTGTATTCAATACTCCTAGTGGAATTTATGGTTTAGGATTTTTTAGTGACGAACCTGATGGGTTTCAAGAATTAGAAGATCCAAACGGATTTTCTTTAACAGTAGCAGGTGAACATGCAATGGAATCTTATTTAAACGATTCATTTGACAGAAAAAATACTGTGAGATCTGCTAGTGAATTAATTAATTTTTATGGGTTAGTATATAATACGCCTAATCTCAAAGAGACCATTGATTTTTATATGGCTAATTGGAATTGGCAAATACTGGAAGAAGAAGATAATTATGTTCTTTTAACAAGTCCTAACAATAGAAGTATTATAAAGTTCGTTGAGGCAGAAAAAAATGCAATACAGACGGCGTATGTAGGCGTAAGGGATATAAAACACCTCAGATCTAAACTGTCTTTTGAAGATTATAATATAGTGAATCCTGGTAAATCAAAATTAAATAACTATAGATTGCCGGCAGGCTTTACTGAAAGTATAATTAATAATTATCAACTCTCTATTGGTGGCAGAAATCAAAACTTTGCAATTGAATTTTGTGTTAAAAATGCATTGCCAAACTTGGATTTTATTTTTAGTCAACGTTTTGCATTCAACACATTGAGCCAAACAAATTATGAAAAATTCTACAAAACCCCTGAACAAGATCTACTCTGACGAAGAGAGTAATATTATATTTGGTAAACTCAATGCTACATTAGAGGAAAGAACTCATGGAATGATATCACTATGGGAGTCCTTTAAGTACAAGGCACCTATAAATAATAAAGCACATCATAAATTATCTAGAGAGTTTGTTTTAAAAGAAAAATTAAAGATATACGATGTAATGATTAGAGGTAGACAAATAGGGTTTAAGGATAAAATGTATTTCACTAAGTATCTTTTAAAAGTAAAAAATGTTTAACGATTTTAGCAAATATAACGAAGAAGAACTACTTAATCACATAGACCAGTTGTCTACAAAATTACTTAGTGCAAACCCAAACTATCCGGCCTATAGGCAATTAGAAGAATATTTAAATGAAGCAAGATTTGAATACAGAGAAAGAATTCAACTTGCAATGGCAAAAAAAGATATAGATGAAGGGCCAGTAGAAATAACAATTGGTGAAGGCGAAATGGAAGTACAACCTGATCCTGTTCCTGAAGAAGTAAAAGAAGAACTTAAAGCAAAAGCAATGATAAAACTATTAGCACAACATTATGTTTATAACAACAAGAAATAACTATACCACAATAACAAAAGATATATATTTGATAAAAGTATTATCTAGCACAGAAGATACTATGTTCTCGTTAGATGTAATACCATACACTATTAATATAGAATTCACACTACTACCAGAAGACGGATTTAAAGAAAAAGAAGTTTCGTTTTATCATTCATTAAATTATCACAAAATGAATTTTATGCTAGAAGCAGTATTTGATAATGCATTGGTATTTGATCCAAGCGGTGCTAACTTTGTATTAAAGAACTGTATGGATGTAGATAATCCATTAGTGTATATACCTAGCACAGGAGATGCATGTTTAAATGTAATTTTACACTCTAAGTTTAATGCAATCACAGAGCATTGTTATATAGGTAATGTAGAAATCATTGACTTAAGAACAAAAACCAGTTATACTTACACAGATGATGAGTTAAATTATGAATATTTGCCAAGCATGGATTCAATGATAGATGGTATAAAGTTTAATGAGATACCATGGTGGTTTAGAGATGATATTTCCACATACGATGGTAGTGCAAAAGACCAAGAAGAGTATGATAATTTTATGGAAAACCATTTTGAAAATACACAACATCACGTAACAGAACCATTTATAAAAATAGAAGAAAAAGTTAGAACTATATTAAATCCAGAATCAAAAGACACAGGCGAAATTATTAACTTAGATGAATACAAAAAGAAATCATGGAAACCAAAGATCGTTTAGATAAATTTAGTAGAAGTCAAAACTGCGAAAACACTGGCATTGAATTGCTATATAATAATAAAGTGTTGGATGGTATAGACTTTGTATCTACAAATGATATAAACTCTTATAATAGTAATTGCAGTGAACTAGGAATGGATGCATTGCAACTGTTAGCCAATATGGGCATTGATGTAGATACATTCCATAGCAGTATGCAATCGCAATGGATGATACCAGATCATTACAAAGAAATAGACATTGACCAATATGTTGTCCATAAACTACCCCCCAACCCTACCCAAGAACAAATAAATAGAGTAGTAGAAGAATTAGAACTATATAGGTCCAGGAACCTGTATCCTATACTCAAGGCATTGATATATATTATTGATACCATGCGAAAACATGAGATTGTATGGGGTGTAGGAAGAGGCAGTAGTGTAGCCAGTTATGTATTATATTTAATTGGAATACACAAGGTTGATAGCCTTAAATATAACTTAGACATTAAGGAATTTTTAAAAGATGAGTAAGCATATAACAAGCAAAGGAAGAGTAATAGACATGGAATCTGTTATTGCTCAGCAAGGCGAATCTCCTGCAATCGGTAACATGAGTGTAAATGGTAAAGGTGACTTATTAGGCCCAGGCGGCAAAATAATTAAAACAGCAGATCAAAGAGCAAGAGACCATTATAAAAATGTCGATGGTTCCGAATCAGGACAAGTAAGTATTAAAAATGCTCAGCCATCTTTTGGCGGTGTAAATGCTACTCCTTCCGATCTATCACCAGAAGTCAAAACTGCCGCAACAGCAAAAGCAGAATCAAAAGTTGCACCAGACCCAGTTGTTAAACAAGAACCTGTAAAAGAAGAAGTTAAGATGCAAGAAGAAAAGGATGTTGAAGAACTTACCAAAACACAGGTTGCAAAATCAAAAGCACAGGCACAAAGTAAAGAACCAATAGGGTATAAGGAGGTGGAATTGCCCAATGGAGATATAGAAATGGTGCCGTTATTTGAAGACGACTGGGAAGAAGATGACTAGATTAAAAGCAATAGGTGACAACCTTTTATGTATAAATGGCGACTTCGGAGAGAAGAAACTAGCCAGTGGTATTATTATACCAAACGATGACAGCAAGGAATCAGGTGTGAGAAGCAGATGGTTCCAGGTGTTCAGTGTAGGACCAACTATCAGAGAAAAGTTTGGCGACGAACTTAAACCAGGATACTGGGTAGTAGTCAAGCACGGTAGATGGACACCTAATATACAATTACCAATTGACAAATACAGAGAGCAACTCTCAGAAACAATTGGTGTGATGCCTGAAGATGTAGACAAACACGTTTCTTCAGGAGCCAGATACAATGATAAATTTATGTTTTGGAAAGTAGACTATCATGACGGTGTACTAGGGTATTTCCCAGGAAGTGTACTGCCAACAGAATACTATGAAAGCCAGCAAGTCACATCTTCGCTAAGAGATGACCAAAGAGTTTATACTGCTAAACAGACTGCTAAACAAGAAATTTACACTGAATCTGGTGAAGTGTGAGTATAGATACACAGTCCTTAAAAGAATCAGTAGGCGACACAGCAATAGCATTGGTAATTAATTTTCCATTGAACATGTTGCTATTGTACATTGCCAATAGAACATTTATACCTAATTTGGAAAGCGAAGGAGATATAATCTTTTGGACTTCTGTGTTCTTAACATTTTGGTTTACACTTGTAGCAATTACAAGAAAGTATTTTGTCAGAGTGTGGTTCAAAAATAAAGAATTGAATAAAACTAGACTTAGGAGAGAAAGTGCCGTACATTGAAAAGATAGGTAATAAAGCAATAGCAGAACAACTATGGCAATGGGAAGGAGTAATGCATGACCCAAACATTGATGGATTCAATGGTTGGGGTTGTAAGAAAAAGATTTATGAAGTTTACTTTCAAGCCAAAAAAGCATTAGACAATGCACCGGTGTATGTTGATGAAGACAAATTTTTACATGAGCACAGAAAGAAAGAAATAGAAAACAAACTTAAAAGAAAAAGATAGTGGAAATTATTGTAAGCAATAAGAATTATCCTAATCCCTTTATATTTGTTAAAGCAAGAAGATGTGGCAGTAATAGTCTAGACCGTTGGCTAGATGAAAACGTAGGACGTGATAATTATTGTGGTATAGCAGGGGATAATTGGAGTAATAATTACAGCCTGTTTAACATTGTAGAGGATGATATTCTAGCAGGCACCAAAGTAACATTCTGCCGTAATCCTTATTCAAGACTAATAGCAAGTTACCATGTAGACATTTGGCATCTTGCTAAAGACTTACCAGCCAATCCAAGTGACCTTACACACCCTAATCAACCAGAACCAATGAATCCTGAAGTTCCTGTTGACCCAGAAACATATAAGATTACAGAGGACAAAGATATTCATATAGAAAACTTTACTTTCTTTATAGATACACTTATAGAATATCATCAAAGAGTAGACCCTACAAAGTCTGATTCCTATGTGTATACACCTAACAGGTACTGGTGGCAGAATACTAGTGTTACATTGCCCTTGTTTCATACAGTATTAGATAATAACAAAGACAATATACAATTCTTTGATCATATAATCAAGCAAGAAGAAATAGCAACAACGTTTCCTGTAGTCAGTAATAAAATACTAGGAAGTGAAGTACCGTTAAATAAAGTTAATACATTTAATGACAGGCACAAACAAACAACAACTAAGATAGATTTTAGTTATGTACTAGATTACAACAACAATAGAGAAAAGATTGCAGACTGTTGGAGCAATGATTTTGAATGTTTTGGATATGACAAATAATGGAAATTTTAATTGGTAAGAAACAAGCACATCCATTTGTGTTTGTTAAAGCAAGACGTTGCGGTTCGAATTCACTAAATGTTTGGCTAGAAAATAATATTGGCAGAGACAATTACATAGACTTGTCAGGCGACAATTGGTCTATAAACTTTGATTTGTTTGATGTCGTAGAAAATGACATACTAGATGCACCTAAAGTAACATTCTGTCGTAACCCTTACACAAGAGTAGTAGCAGGTTATCTAGCAGACATATGGCACTATGCTCCTGCATTTCCTGTAAATGTAAGTGACCCAGATCACCCTAATCAACCACCAGCCAATGCTGACTTTCAAACACAAATAGATATGTCTATGTACAAAATGACAGATGATATGGACAAACACATAGAAGCATTCACATTTTTCCTTGATGAAATGTGTGATTACTTAGGTGGTAATGAAGCAAGACATTGGTGGCAAGTTACTTTGGTTAATGAACCATTAATACATACTGTTCTCAACAATGATCCAAGTAATGTCGAGTTCTATGATTACATTGTCAAGCAAGAAGAAATAGGTAATGTGTGGCCAGAGATATCTAAAAAAGTTATAGGCAAGGAAACACCTTTCTATCTAGCAAACAATTTTAAAGCAAGACACCCAAGTGATAAAAGATTAACAACAGACTTTATGCAATTATTAGATCATAACAACAACAGAGATAAGATTGCAGAATTTTGGAAACAAGACTTTGAATGTTTTGGGTACGAAAAATAGTTGACTTTTATCTACATTTAGTTTATAATACACAAAAGGAATATATATGAAACAAGGTAATTTATTTGATGAACTGTATGATGCACAGGAAACTGACGATTATACAGATAATACCAACCATGCAAATGCAAATGGTTTGTATCCAATAGCAAGTGAGGATGTTATCAAACAAGAGTTAGTTACATATTATAGAGTTGCTGGTGCTGTTAAGAAAGTAACAAAGTCTAGAAACTTTCTTTTTAATGAACATAGCGACACAACAACTATTGAGGTTTTTAAATGAAAGAATTATGGGTAGAAAAATACAGACCTAATACAGTAGATGGTTATGTATTTAGAGATGCTAACCAACGTAAGCAGATTGAAGGCTGGATTAATGACGGAGCATTACCACACTTGCTGTTTAGTGGTGCACCTGGTACAGGTAAAACAACATTAGCAAAAGTATTGCTACACAGTTTAAAAGTAGATCAATTTGATGTACTGGAAATTAATGCTAGTAACGAAAATGGTATTGACGTTATTAGAGATAGAATCACAAACTTTGTGAGTACTATGCCGTTTGGGGAGTTTAAATATGTATTGCTAGATGAAGCAGATTATATTACTCCCAATGGTCAGGCGGCCTTGCGTGGTATGATGGAAATGTATCACACTACTGCTAGGTTTATATTGACCTGTAACTACCCGCAAAGAATTATCCCGGCCCTTCATTCTAGGTCCCAAGGTTTCCATATTGAGAAACTAGACATAAATGAATTTACGGCCAGGATAGCAACTATCTGTGTTGAAGAGGGCGTACAGATAGATTTAGAAACCCTTGACACTTATGTACAAGCAAGTTATCCAGATCTTCGTAAGAGCATCAACTTGGTACAGCAAAATGTAGTCGACGGTGTATTACAAAGTCCTCAAGATGGCGATGCCGCACAAAGCGACTGGATGCTATCTATGGTAGACTTGTTCAAAGCAGGCAAATACAAAGAAGCAAGAACACTTATTTGTGACCAAGCAAGGCCAGAAGAGTACGAAGATGTATTTAAGTTCTTGTATAGAAACTTAGAACTCTGGGGTAATGACCCATTAAAGCAAGATCAAAGCATTGTTATCATCAGAGACGGCATGGTCAAAAGTGTTTCCTGTGCTGATCCAGAGATAAACCTCAGTGCAACTCTAGTAGAATTAGAAATGAATGCGGCAGGATAAATATTGGTATGGATGTCAAGGCTGTCATAATATCAGAATCTAATAGGCTTGACACTCCTAGTACTCCTGCTACTTTTCCTGTTAATTACAGATCTTTAGGCGCCCATATTATTAAAGGTGACCTTGCAGAATTAGGCATTGAATCTACTGTAATAGACTTTTGCTTTCATTTTGATCAAGATGAATTAGTCAAAGGTATTGTAAATTATTTTTCCAATACCAATACACAATATATTTGTATTAGTGCTACATTATCGCAAGGGTTAGATTCATATTATATAGATCTTGCAAAAAATATTAAAAAAGAATTACCTAATGCTAAAATTCTTTTTGGCGGCAAACGTAGAATCCAACGTAAAGTAATGACAGTATTTAATGATGTTGATGCAATTTTTTTAGGTAGAACAAAAGAAATGCTCAAGGACTATATCAATGGCAATGATATGTCTAAGTATATAGCAAACACAGAGTTTCCAAATATTTTTGTAAATAATAATTTAGATTACGATATAGAAAAAGCAGTTTCTTATACATTATTTAAAGAAGATGACTTTTTAACATCAACAGATGTTATTGGCTTTGAAGTAGCATTAGGCTGTAAATTCAACTGCTCATTCTGTAATTACCCATTACGTGGTTCTAAAAATCTTTATATGAATTGCGAAGAGCAACTGTATTACACAATGCAACATGCCTATGACACATATGGCATTACTACTTTTTATGCTTCAGATGATACTGTAAACGAGTCTGATGAAAAGTTGCAGTTGCTAGTAGATGTTGTAAAACGTTTGAGTTTTAAACCAAACATAGCAGGATTTTTTAGATTGGATGTAATGGCAAAGAGATCACATCAAATTGATATGCTCAAAGAAGCAGGCGTTAATTCTATAAATTTTGGTATAGAAAGTTTTGGCAAACAGGCTATCAAAGGCACATTTAAGAAAAGTACTTTAGATGACTTAGAATATGTAGTAAAAAGATTAAGAACAGAAATTCCAGATTGCTGGGTTTCCAGTGGTTTTATTTGGGGACTGGCCAATGACGATTATGACTTATTTGAGAAAAATTTACTACATGTAGAAAATTCAAAGTTAGTAGATAATGTAGGTTCTATTCCCTTAATCATTAATCCATTTAATTATTATAAAGAAGAGGAAGAATTTATTGCATGGGAAGAAGGTGCTTTTTCATCGCTAGATTTATATCCAGAGAAGCACGGATATTCCATAGATCCAAATACTAAAAATTGGTCAAACACTTATACACACAAAAAAGAAGCAGACGTTAAAGCAGAAAAATATGTCAAAGCATTACATCAACGAGGTAAATTAACTGTCCATATAGAAGCATTTACATGGCAAAGTGTGATATCGCAAAACATAGCATCAAGCAGAAGCGACTGGTATACACAAATGAATGACTTATCAGGACGAGGATTGGTTCAAAAGGCCCGGTTTATAACTAATAGTAACATTACAAAATATATGGACAGTAAATTAAAATGGTTATACAATGAAATATAAAATAGGAATTATAGGTAAAGGGTTTGTAGGAAGTGCTGTCAGCGATGGCTTTTCTAATATAGAACAGTATGTGGTGGATCCTAAAATTTCAGAGGACAACACAATTGATAAACTTGTCAATGACTTTGATCCACCACTTACTTTTGTTTGTGTTCCAACACCACCTAATAAAGACGGTAGTGTTAATGTAGACATTGTTACTGAAGTTCTACAGGAATTGAACAACAGAGAGTATAAAGGTATAGTTGTTGTTAAAAGCACAATTATACCTGACTACTTACATGTATTTAAAAAGAGTTATAAACTTAAAATAGTTTACAATCCAGAGTTTCTCACTGAAGCAAATGCTTCACAGGACTTTGTTAATCCAAACATGCAAGTACTCGGAGGGAAATGGAAAGACTGCGACACAGTTGAAAAAGCATACAATAGGTATAGCAACGTGAGAGTAGTTCCGACATTTAAAGTAGACTTGAGTACTGCAAGTTTGATTAAGTACACTATTAATAGTTGGTTAGCAACTAAAGTTGTTTTCTTTAATGAACTATACAAACTACAACAAGCAAGTAGCAGTATGGTTAGTTGGGACCAGTTTACAGATATGCTAACAAGAGATCCACGCATGGGCAATAGTCATATGAAAGTGCCTGGTACTGATGGCGAGTATGGATTTGGTGGGCATTGTTTTCCTAAGGACACAGAAGCATTAATACACTATGCACAGAGTAAAAACATAAAGTTATCACTGTTAGAAAAAGCAGTTAGCAAAAACAAGAAATTAAGATGATAGCAACCATAGAACCCATAGTAGAAACACTAGAAGCATTAGAGACTGATCTAGATCGCTACGAATACTTAATAGAACTAGGCGATAGTTTAGCAGGTATTGGTGTTGTAGAAATGCTTAATGACGAAAACTATGTAGCAGGATGCCAAAGCGATGTTTGGCTTACTCACATACTAGACGAAAACAACACATTGCAGTTCTATGCACATTCAGACAGTAAACTTGTTAAAGGTTTATTACATATTTTAGTAGAGGCATTCAGTGGTTACCAGCCAAATGATATGCTAAATTTTAACTCGTCTTCTGTACAAAAGATACCGTTAGGTGCTCAACTTAGTATGCAAAGACAAATTGGTATGATGAGCGTTTTTAATAAAATGAAATACATATCAAAACAATATACAGCATCAGCATGATTACAATACCCGATATAATAGGATTCACAGGTGTGGCATTACTTATAGTCACATACGCATTATTACAATTAGAACGCATTGACCCTAAAGGGTTTTGGTACAGTTTTAATAATTTAATTGTAGCAATTCTTGTAACAGTTAGTCTAGTTTACACACCTAACCTAGCAAGTTTGGTAATAGAATTCTTTTGGTTTATAATCAGTGCCTATGGAATCTACATGTACTTTAAAAGGAAGAACAGTTGAAAATAGCAATTACAGGACATAGTAAAGGCATAGGTAAAGCATGTTTTGATTTACTTAGTAAAGAGCATGATGTCGTTGGTATGAGTAGAAGTAATGGATTTGATATAAATGAAATTAAACCTATTATAATGACAGCCAACTCATGCGATGTGTTTATTAATAATGCATACTCAGGTACTAAGCAATCAGAATTATTTGATCAATTGTTTAACTTGTGGAGAACAGATGATACTAAAACTATTGTAAATATAAACAGCAGAAGCAAGTACGACGGTGTTAGAACATCATTATATGGAGCAGACAAAAAGCATTTAGATCACATAGCACAATCAAATGTGTTTAGTGATATGAATAAAAGGGTCAGAGTAATTAATATAAATCCAGGCTATGTAGATACAGATATGGTGCCTCCACGTGCCAAGGACTATAATAAACTATCGCCTGAAACTGTAGCAGAAACAATTAAGTGGTGTTTAGATAAGCCACAAGAAATAGAAATCAATGAGTTATCAATATGGTCGACCTGGTTACAGTAGCAGAAGAAATGATGCGTTTCGAACCCGAATTTAAAGAAGGTGGGTTTGTCCACACACATATCAAGCAAAACAAAAGTGATCCTTTGGTTGCTATTAAAAGTGCAGTAGATAGAATGACCGACTTGTATGATCTCGAGCACTATCAAGTCGGCCAAGTAAGCGAAATTATTTTAAATAGGTTAGTTTAAGTCACCATATACACCTAATATCTCTACTACAGCAGGATGCCTTTCAACATCTTTTGAAGTAAATTCTACTACTTTTATGTATTCTGGTTCGTTATCTTGTAATCTCTCTAGAAAATCTTTTAACCCATTGTCTCCATAACCTCTATCATGTTGACGTAAATCTCCTGTTATTACCATTTGACTTCCATTGCCTATTCTGGTAAGCAACATCTTCATTTGCTCTGTGGTTGCATTTTGCATTTCGTCTGCAATAATAAAAGCATTTTTAAATGTTCTACCTCTCATGTATGCCAGTGGTGCAATCTCAATAATGTTTGCGTCTATCATATTTTCTATGTGACTGGGTGTAAAATGTTCTTCAAATATATCTATAATAGGCCTAGTCCATGGCGCCATTTTTTCCTGTAATGTACCAGGTAAGAAACCATGTTGCTCATCAACACTGATGGCTGGCCGTGTAATAACTATCTTAGTTACCATTCCAGATGATAACGACTGTATGGCCTTTTTAGTAGTAATATATGTTTTACCCGTACCTGCTGGACCTACCGCAAATGTTATTGCCGTGCTCGTGTGTTCCAGTGAAGCAAGTAAATGATCTTGCGTTATGTTTCTTGGTACTACTGTACAATTAGCCGTCTTAGTGTTATATCTGTTATCAAGTTTCAATATCAATTCCTCCGTTTGTAGTTGGCGTATGCTTGCCTTGAATTCTCTTTCTTTGCGTTTTTTTCTTGACATGGTATCTCCTTTTTGAAGCCATAAAAAAACCGTGCATGAGTACTCATGAACGGTTGCTCTGTATATGTTGTCTACAACTTTTTGAATGGTTGTTAATCATCATGTAATATTATTTAGTATTAGATGTCAATGTTAAAACAACTATGTTAATAACTTTGATAAATACTTGTATGTCAAAATATACATCGGAAGATATCAATAACACCATAAAGGCTATAAATCAAGATAGAACATTACTTGATATGCTATTAGAACTAGATGGTCTCTTTGAGCATCTAGGTATTTATGCGTTTAAGAACTGGAAAAAGGGCAAAATAGTGGAAGTAGGCCGCCCTAGTAAATACTGGATTGATCTAACATTAATGTACGATAAAGCAGATATGCCAGATCCAGAAGGTGCATTACGTTTAACTAACAAAAATTGCAAAGTAAAATTTAATGAAGATGTATTCGAATATCCTAAAAAGATAACAGGTCCAGAAGATATTGAAGTTGAAATTAGAAGAGATAGAGTGTACAGAAAAACCAAAACAGAATCAGATCCTGTATGGTTAGTTGAGTTAAGAATACCAAGAAAATATTTAGAGCATTATGACGAAGCAGAAACTAAAATGAATGACGATAGTATTTCTACACAAGACGCAACTGATGGAGCAATGCTACAGCAAGGCGTAGATCCAACAGCACAAATACCAGCAGATCCAATGGCGGGCATATAATATGAAGCATCTTGATTTAGTAGACTTGGTAATACCAAAAATTAGTCTAGATGAATTTTCTCCTAAAACTGGAGATAATAAAGATGTTATTGTTGTTGGCTTTTATGTTGATGATTTAGAACCTGCTAAAGACTTATCTAATTTCATAGAAGCAGGAGCATACCAAACACTAGACTGCGAGGCTTCTCCAGCCGCAAACGATGAAGGTCATTATATGGTGTTTGTGGAAATGAAAAGAAACGACGAGATTTATGAAAAAATAGATAAAATTTTACATGATGTAGAAAACTTATCTGGTAAACTAGCATGGACAGTAAAGCCATACTATGCAGATGAAGACTTTAAACTACAGGAAGATACATGGAAAAGTTTTGTAATAGTGGACCCAGATATGTATGTAGATAAAAAAACATTCCAACAGAATAAAATACAAGCAGAAGAATCTGCTTACAAAGAAAATTTAGGTAATTTTTTAATTGACAGTTTAATGTCAAACGTAAATTTAGATAAAGACACAGAAACAGATAAAATACAATTTCAAAGAGGTAAAAGAGTTTTTGAATTTGAATTAATTAACTTTGGTCAAAAAGATATATTAGAAGATATTTCATCAGAGCCTATCAGAAGTTTGTTAAGCGATGATTTAGCATTTGCAGATGCAATAGGTAAAACGTATGTAATTAACAACTTTAGTGAAGGAAGGTTTACACTTTCTAAAGAAGGCTGTGATGATGTTATGTTATTAAGAAAAATATGAAAATAGAAATACTAGAAGTATTACAATCACACTTTGGTAAAGATAAAGAAATTACCTTAGACAGTCATTTAATGGATGACTTAGGCGGTGATGAATTTGACATAGTTGATGTATTTGTTCAAATAGAATCCAAATTAGGTATATCCATACCAGAAGAAGAAACATTTGATATAATGACTGTGTCTGCACTATGCGAGGTAGTAGATAGACATGTTCAGTCAGATTAAAATAATACTTTTCTTTATAATGATCCTTGGCGCCGGCGGAGGATTGATGTATGTAAAACATTTACAATCAGAAAACGAAATCCTTACACTTAATAATGCAAAACTAAATGATGCTGTTGAGCAACAACAAGCAGTCATTGAACAGCAATTACGTGATATAGAAACTAAGACCGAAATTAATAAACAACTAAGTAAAAACAATGCTAAACTTACAGCAGACTTAAATCTTGCAAATGAAAAGTTTAATAAAGTAAATGCATCAGGCGAAAGAAGAGATGTAGGTGCCTTGGCAGTAGCAAAGCCTAAAAGCATAGAGCGAATAGAAGGTAAAAGAGAACAACAAAGAGCAAGATGTTTTGAAATAGCACAAGGCTCGCCACTAACAGAGGAGGAATTAAATGCAACTAAGAAATCGCAAATTAATGCAGAATGCACTAATATTGCCAATCCTAATTACGTTCCTTATTAGTGGTTGTGCAAGTACAAAGCAATTAGAAATCTTTACTAAAGAAGTAGAACGTATGCCGTTAGACTTAGAACTTCCTCCAGTTGTCATATTAGAACAAATAAATTGGAAGATTATAAATGAGGGTAATCAAGAAGAAGTATTTGCTGAACTTAAAAAAGCAAACATAGATCCTGTGTTATTCTCGTTAACTGACGAAGACTACGAATTAATGCAGAAAAATAATGTACAGTTGCGTAATCAGATTATCAAATACAGAGCAATTATAGAAGCCTATAAATTATATTACGAACCCAAAGAACAGATAGGTACAGATAAAGATACTAATAAATTACTCAATTCAGAGTTTCAGCCAAAAACATTCAATAAAGACGATTAACACTTGACTTTCTTGTCAATTCCTGTATAATTAAACATTATGGATCACTATCAAATACTTGGTGTTAGCCGCGATGCTGACACTCGCGAAATTAAAACAGCATATCGTAAATTAGCAAGTAAGCATCATCCTGATAAAGGTGGCGACGAACAAAAGTTTAAAGAGATTCAGAATGCATACGAAACACTCAGTGATCCACAAAAACGTGCAGAGTATGATAATCCTAATCCGTTTGGTAGTGGCAATCCTTTTGGTGGACAAAGTAATCCATTTGCTGATATATTTGGTGATATATTTGGTCATAGACAGCAACGTAGGCAACAGAACATGGATGCCCAAACAGATTTAGTGTTACCATTAGAGCAAGTATACACTGGTACAACTCAACGAATAGATGTTGGTACTGGTATAATAGATTTACAGATACCAGCAGGTGTAAATGACGGTACTAGATTTACTATACATGGCAAAGGTCCGCAACGTGATCCTAATTTACCTCCAGGTGATCTATTTGTTAGAGTTAGACATCAACCACATAGAGAGTTTGCAAAAGATGGTAATGATCTAATTGGTATAGCAGAAGTTGATTACTTTGAAGCAGTAACAGGCACAACCATAAGGGTAAGACATATAAGTGGCAGAATGTTATCAGTTAATGTACCTGCAGGAACAAGGCCTAATAGCAGACTTAGTTTGAGAGGCGAAGGATTTACAAATCCTAATAACAGTATTGTTGGCAATTTTATATTACAAATTAATGTAGAGCCGCCAAATAATATTAATAATGAACATTTAAGACTTATACAAAGAATTATACAAGAACGCAGGAGAAATAATTAAATACTATTATGAACATAGACGGAATCATTGAAGAAGCATACGAAATATCTAATCAGTTTAATCATGAATATATGACTGTAGAGCATTTGGTCCTTGCACTAATTAAAGACAACGAGATTAAAAAAATACTTAAAGAATGTAATGTTGAAATTAAACAATTAGAAGCAGACCTTGTTACATACCTCAATGATGAACAATATAATAATTTAAAATCTGATGGCGGTGCTGTTGGTAAGCCTAGAAAAACCATGGCTGTAGAAAGAATATTTCAAAGAGCATTTGCACAAAGTATTTTTAATGGTAGAGATAAAATATCTGCAATAGATCTGTTAGTTAGCATTACAAATGAAGAAAATTCCCATGGTGCATATTTTCTCAGTGTCAATGGATGTCATAGAGAAAATTTACTAGACGTATTGGGAGAAGTAACTGACGGTGAACTAGTTGAAGAAGAACACGATTACATTAAAAACTTAAATGAAGAAGCACTCAATGGTGGCATAGATCCGCTCATTGGTAGACAAGAAGAAGTAACTGATGTTGTAGAAATACTTGCTAGACGTAAAAAGAATAATGTGTGTTTAGTAGGTGAGCCAGGCGTAGGTAAAACTGCAATAGCAGAAGGTATGGCTTGGAAAATTATTAATAAACAAGTACCTAAAACATTAGAAGATAAAACTGTATTTCAAATTGATGTAGGCACAATGTTAGCAGGTACAAAGTTTAGAGGAGACTTTGAAGAAAGACTCAAAGGCGTACTTGATCAAATATCAAAAAATGAAAATGCAATTCTTTTCATTGATGAAATACATATGATTATGGGTGCCGGTAGTGCTGGTAGCAGTCAAGTAGATGCGGCAAACATGTTAAAGCCAATGCTGGGCAAAGGTAAACTATTATGTATTGGTGCAACAACACCAGATGAATTTGCTAGTACATTTGAGAAAGATAGAGCATTAATGCGTAGATTTGCTAGACTTGATGTAGAAGAAACCACACTCAAAGATACCATTGCAATATGTAAAGGGTTACAATCACATTATGAAGAGTTCCACAAAGTTAAGTATGAGGAAGGCACTATTGAAAAAGCATGTGAACTAGCAGATAGATATGTTAAAAACAAATACTTTCCTGACAAGGCATTAGATATTGTGGATGCCGCTGGGGCAGTTGCTAAAGTATTAGGAAAAAAAGTTGTCAAACTAGACGGTGTTGTATTACAAGTATCTAAACTTGCAAAGATCAAAGAAGAAGTTGTTGACATCAAAGACACAAAAGGATTTAGGAATCTAGATAAAAAGATTAAAAAGAAAGTATTTGGGCAAGACGAAGCAGTAGATAAACTTGTAGAAAGTATTCTTGTTAGTAAAGCAGGACTTAGAGAGCCTAATAAACCAATTGGTACATTCCTATTTGTAGGACCAACAGGTGTAGGTAAAACAGAAACAGCAAGAGCATTAGCAGACGAATTAGATATTAAACTAGTTAAGTTTGACATGTCAGAGTATATGGAAAGACATAGTGTCAGCAAACTTATTGGTGCTCCTCCAGGTTACGTTGGACACGCAGAAGGCGAACTAGGACAAGGCATGTTGCTATCTGAAATAGATAAGAATCCTAATTGTGTATTGCTACTAGATGAAGTAGAGAAAGCCGCACCAGAAGTATTACAAGTATTGTTACAAGTAATGGATGATGGCAGGCTTACAGGTGCAACAGGTAAAACTGTAGACTTCAGTAATGTTACACTTATAATGACCAGTAACTTAGGTGCCGCAAAGGCAGAAACAAGCAAGATTGGATTTGGTGAAACATCACACACAGACACAGATATTAAAGCAGTTAAAAGTTTCTTCACACCAGAGTTTAGAAATAGAATAGACTCTTATGTTAAGTTTAATAAACTTGGCATGAAAGAAGTCAATCTTATTATTGATAAGATTGTTAAAGAAACAAACGAATTACTTGCTAGTAATGACAGCAAAATTAGTATAGAACTAACCAAAGCGGCTAAGAAGTATATTGCAGACAACGGATTTGAACCTAGCATGGGTGCAAGGCCTTTGAAAAGACTATTCGAAGATGTTGTTAAGAAACCTATTAGTAAAAAAATACTGTTTGATAAAATTGAAGAAGGCACAGTACTTGTAGATTATATTGAGCAGTTTGAATTCACTGTCAAATGAATTTAGGAAAACGTATTGCAGGCATAGATATACAGCCGTCTTTTAAACTTTGGTGGAACAAGTATCATATCAAAGTAGTTATTAAAGGCAATTGGCTAATACACGATGCTATGATAATGAACGACATTTATGCATTTCAAAATTTGCATTGTTGGGACACAATGAAATTTGCATGGAATAAAAATTTTACTACATATTTTGCAGACAGTAATGTAGCCAAAAAGTTTATTAAAAATTTTAAAGATAGTATTATTAGTGTAGAAGGTATACGTTCACCAGAAGAATATAATGTAGTTATTTCTGACACTAAATTATTAAGGCGTCAACTATTTTTTAATAAATATAGATACATGACATATAAGATTATGCCGTCGAATAAGTTTTGCGATAAGGTACAAAATCTTAATATGGATGCTAGGATATCCACTACTAAAGATAGATGGAAAACTACAATTTACATGAGCAACAAAAAAGATGTTGCCAAACTACAACTATCACTTGGTAAAACAGAGCAGATATATAAAGTTGTAACACTAGAGGAATTATAAATGGGATTATTTGGAAGAGACACAAAATTAGATAGAGAAGCAGTTTTTGAGCAACTTAAAATAGACGAAGGAGTAGTCAATGAAGTCTACCTCGACCACTTGGGATACCCAACTTTTGGAGTGGGCCATTTGGTCCTCGACACCGATCCAGAGAATGGAGCAGAAGTTGGAACACCCGTATCAGAAGAACGTGTTAAAGAATGTTTTGAAAAAGACCTTGACACAGCAATATCTGAATGTGAGTTATTATACGAAGAAGGGGTATTTGGAGACTTACCAGACGAAGTCCAGCAAATCTTGGTTAATATGATGTTCAACATGGGTAGAACTAGACTAAGCAAGTTTAAGAAAATGCATGCCGCAATCATCAAGGAAGACTGGAAAACTGCCGCAATAGAAGGTAGAGATTCAAGATGGTACAAACAAGTGACTAACCGTGCTGAAAGGCTGATGACTCGACTCGAACAAGTTTAACAACATTCTCATAAGTGCCTTATTGAGATAAATACAATTGAGGCTACTTATGAGAAGAACATTAGAAATGCTAGGAAACTCAAGTGATAATATGAGTTTAACTGGCGAAAAAATCAAAGCAGATAGTTATTTCGGTTATACGGACGGTATTCATTCCGTTAGTGTAAAGTTAAATGCTTTTGTGGGCAAGATTAAACTACAAGGCACACTATCTTTAACGCCAGAATCAGCCGATTGGGGCGATATTAAACTTATAGAAAAAGCATCTGCAACCACAGGCACAGAAATTCACACATTTAAAGGTAATTATGTATACCTAAGAGCCGTTCTTGATAGAGCAGGAGTCGGCGATGGCAGTACATACGACTTATCATACGGTAGTATCTCACAAATTTTATTAAGCAATTAAATCAACTTTGTTGATAAATACATTATAATTGCAATTAGAATAGGAATACTATGCCAAATGTAACAGGAGATAATTTAACTTTTAATATAGACGGGATCACCGATAATCAGATCCTAGTTTACGATTCTACGCAAGGAATTTTTGTAGCACAAGATAGTGTTTCTGCAGATGCAAACGCCGCCGTTACAGGTGGTAGCAATGTAGGTGCTTCTGGAATAGGCTTATTCTCAGCAAAAGACGGTTCGCAATTAAACTTTAAAAAGATTCAAGGTTCCGGTGCAACTACTGTAACTGAATCTGCAAACGTTATTACTGTTTCTTCAACAGCATATACACTACCAACACCATTAAGCATTCACAATGTGAATGGCAATACAAATATCTTCTCAGGTAGAAACTTTGGTGATAATGCTAATATCACAGCATACGCAGGTGTATTTAATAACGCAAACTATCCTACTAACAGCCAAAGTGCAGGGTTTGATGCTAAAACAAGATTTGTTATTAGTTCAAACGATGCCGCAGATGTAGAACTCAGTTCACAACATAGTTTATTATTACAAACAAAAAGCAGTGATGGTCATATTGAAGTTAGAAGTGCAAACAGTACTGTATTTTATGTAGGTAGTGCAAGTAGCACAACACCTGCATTAAAGATAAACCAAAATAGAAGTTTAACAGTTGCAAATGTATTTACATTACCAACTTCAGATGGTACAAACGGGCAAGTACTTGTAACCAATGGTTCAGGTGCAGTTAGTTGGACTACTCTAAATACAGGTGGTATAAGTCCAAGTCAACTTAGTGCCAACTTAGCAAATTATATACCTAAAAATGCTACTAGTATGCCAGATATCACAATGTCATATGACATTGGTAACAGCAATTACAAATATCTTAACATTTATGCTAATAGATTTAGAGGTACAGCAGACTCGGCCGTTAATTTAGTTGATGGCGGAATAACTGTAACAGCGGCAACATTAGCAAATGCAGTTATTAAAACAAATAATTTAAGTGACTTACCAAATGCCGCAACAGCAAGAACAAATTTAGGTGTTTACAGCAAAGCAGAAGTTGATGCCAATATTGCATCAGCACAATTACAAAATGCTATAAGCACAGTTACTAGTGTGGGTTCAGCAAACACAATCAGTGCCGCAAGTGCCACCCACGCAATTAGATTTGAGGGTGGAACAGGCATTGGTATAAATCAATATACTGCGAACAATACTATACAGATTTCAAAAACAGATGCTGTCACAGGCGTATTTAAAAACGTTAGTGCAGATGGCACACTTATTATTGCAGACAATAATAATGATACACTTAATTTAGTTAGCGGTAGCAATGTTAGTTTTACTGCTAACCCAGGAACAGATACAATTACAATAGATGCTACACTTAACGACAGTAGCATTGACAAGTATACTAAAGCAGAAGTTAATACAGCAGTTAGTTCTAATATATCTGCATTAAGATTTTATAAAACTTTTGTAGGTGACACTGGTTCAACAGATGCCAGTGCCAAAGACGATACATTTAATATTGTCGGTGGAACAAATATTTCTACTTCATTATCTGGTGATACATTAACAATCAATCAAGTTAGTGTACAAGACGGTGTATTTAAAAATATTGCAGTAGCAGGTCAAAATACAATAATAGCAGAAAACAATAATGATACATTAAACATTACGGCAGGTAGTGGTATTTCTATAACATCTGATGCTAACAATGATACAATTACAATTTCTAACACAGGTGCAGGTGGTGGTGGCGGTAGTGTCAGCGAAGCATTTAAAACTGTAAGTGTACAAGGTGGTAATAGTGTTGTAGCAAATGTAGCCGCAGACCAATTAACATTTATTGCAGGTGCTAATGCAACAATATTAGCAGATAGCAATGCACAAACAATTACAATCGATGCTACTGGGGGCGGTGGTGCAGGAGTTAAGGGTGAAACTGGAGCAACTGGACCTGCAGGTAGTGACGGAGCAAAAGGTCAAAAAGGCGAAGTAGGAGATGCAGGCGCAACAGGAGCCACTGGACCGCAAGGTACTATAGGTAACACCGGTCCAGCAGGTGCCAATGGAGACAAAGGATCAAAAGGAGACCAAGGAGCACAAGGTGTTGCTGGAAATACTGGAGATAAAGGTGATCAAGGCGATGCTGGTGCTACAGGACCAACAGGACCACAAGGATCAACAGGACCTACTGGAGCAAAAGGCGATATAGGACCACAAGGTGTTGCAGGTAATGACGGAGCAAAAGGCGAAGTTGGAACAACTGGGCCACAAGGCGCAACTGGACCAACAGGACCACAAGGCCCAGCAGGTGCTACTGGAGATAAAGGACAGAAAGGAGATACTGGTGCTGATAGTACAGTAGCAGGACCACAAGGACCAGCAGGACCACAAGGAGACAAAGGAGATACTGGTGCTGATAGTACAGTAGCAGGACCACAAGGTCCAGCAGGAGCAACAGGACCAACTGGTGCAACTGGACCAGCAGGACCACAAGGAGACAAAGGAGATACTGGTGCTGATAGTACAGTAGCAGGACCAACAGGACCACAAGGAGCCACTGGAGACAAAGGTGCCACAGGACCACAAGGCCCACAGGGTGATGCTGGTAATGATGGTGCAAAAGGACAAAAAGGAGAATTAGGACCTCAAGGTGCTACTGGACCACAAGGTGGACAGGGTACTAAGGGTGAAGTTGGACCACAGGGTTCAGCAGGTGCTACAGGGCCAACAGGGCCGCAGGGTAACGTAGGACCAGTAGGACCAACAGGTAGTAAGGGTGACAAAGGTGAATTAGGTGGCCCAACTGGACCAACAGGTGATAAAGGACAAAAAGGTGATACTGGACCACAGGGTTCAGCAGGTAGTGACGGTAATACAGGTCCAACAGGTCCACAAGGACCTGCAGGTGATAAAGGTGCTAAGGGCGATGCCAGTACAGTAGCCGGTCCAACAGGTCCAGCAGGATCAGATGGATCAGATGGTGCCGCAGGTACTAAAGGTGACAAAGGTGAACCTGGAGCCGGCGGTGGCGGTGGTTCCGTAACACGCGGTAACACATATGAAAGATTAAAATTAAACTACAACACATCAGGTGAATTAGCAAGTATATCTGATGCTACAGCAGGCATTAACGCAACAACAGTTACAAGTGCCGCAGGTGGCGAAATAGAAGTACAATTTACAGGATTTGATTATCCGCCAGTAGCAATTATGGCTCATGGTTACAATTATTCACAAAATAAATATAACTTTAATGCTATCAGTAGTGATTGGACTACAAGAACTGTTGACGGAGGTGGAAGTAGTGGATCACCAACTGCTTTTGGTAGTTTCTCAAGTGTTGCTAATGTAGACTTAAAAGTATCAGAAGGTATTACAGGAGCAAGTAGATCGTTTGGAACAAGCACCCATGCTTGGATAACGTTTGTGATGGCGGAGTAATACTATGTCTTATAAGACTAGTCAAATAGAACTCAATGTACCAAATAAAGTTTTAGGTGTAAGTGTAAGTAGCATTACAGGTAAAAAGCAATGGGCACACGCAAATGGCTCAGCAGATAGATGGTACTCAGGTGGATCATCACCAAAATTTTATCAATGGACTATTGTGTTTTCAGTTACATCTCAAGCACATGGTTCTCACTTAACTAGAAAAGACAGAGAGTTTAACGGACTTGATGTAACAGTTGGTGACTGGATAGCAGGAGCAACCACAGGGCAATGTCTAAAAATTACTTCTGTCTCAAATAAAAGTGCTAGTTCAGTAACTTGTGTTGTTGAAGACGTAGCACGTTATAATACATTTAAAAGTAGTACAGGTACTGGTATATTTGGTACTGGTAGTGCTGTAGTATTCACACTTAATGAAAGTGGGCACCCAATGTTAGATCCACTTCCAAGTGGTATTGTTAGTTCAGACTTTTATGCAAACGTAAACAGTAGATTCCAATACTTAAATCCACAATTAAATTACTTACTAGAAAAAACCGCACATGGTTTTAGTGTAGGTGATGTTATTGCTGTTAGTGATACCGGTTCATTTGTTAAGGCTAATGCCGCTCTTGTTAGTAAGAGTTTTGGTGTTGTAGTTGAAAGCGGACCGGGTCCGGATGCGTTTATGGTTTCGCCTAACAATAGAATTATAGACTTTGTACCAGCAATACCTGGTTCAGCAGGAGATTTTATTTACGCAGATACAGATGGAGATTTAACTACATCTGATACAGGTAAAATAATGTTCTTAAAGATTGCTGATGCTGTAGAAACTAGCACAATTGGTACAGCAATAAACCCAACAATACCAGATGGTACAGTAGTTAAATTTAATGGTGTAAGTCACACATTTAATGGAGCAGGCTTTAGTAGTACATTATCAGAAACTGTAAGTCAAATAAACGGACTTAGTGGTACAAGTATCACAGCAAATACGTCACCAGCACCAACAACTGTGACTTCGAGTGCTAGTGGAACAGCATACGGACTAGTTGGCGGTTATACAACCTTTAGTGCTATTTTTAATGGCGGTAGTGGTAATACAACAGTAAACTTTACTACTAATGCCGCAGGACAAAGTGCATACGGTATTGCAGTTGCTATCCCAGAAGACATGGCAACTGATATTAATGCCGCAAGTATTCCTAATTTAACTGCTACATTTACTAGTAGTGAATTAACACTTACAGAAGCAAACGGTAATGCTATTAACATATATAATAATTCAAATGATGTTAACGGTAATCCATTTGTAGGTAGTAGTAATGTTTCTGGGTTACCTTCTTTTACATCAGCAAGTACAGGTAGCAAACTAAAACTCACAAGAACCGACGGTGGACCAATTGACATCTTTGACAGCACAGGTAATTTTGAAAACAATGCAGGTATATTCAGTGTACACAACGGTATGTTCCCGTTAGCAATGAATGTAGAGCAAGGTATTAGAAGTGCTAGTGTTACAGTTGTTTCAGATATAAGTTCTAGAAACTCACTGTCACCTACAACAGGTGACCAAGCATACGTTATAGATAACGGTGTTGGTGAATGGGCATTGTATTTATGGGATGGTAGTAGTTGGACTAAGGTAAGTGACCAAGATAGTGCTAATACCGACGCACAGACGCTCACATACAACGTAACAGCACCTATAAGTGGGTTTGGTAACAGTCAAAATTATGACTTAGGTAACGTATCACCAGGTGGTAAAATACAAAGTGTTAGTGTAGAAGTACACACAGCATTCACAGGTGGTTCACAAGAGGCCACAATGGAAGTTGGTACCACAGTAGATACAGATTTCTTACATGGTCAAGACGACAATGATCCTGGCTCAGCAGGTGGATACATAACAAATCCAGAGTATGTATGGCCTTCTTCTAATACAGATGAATTAGAAGTAAACTTCAGAATTAATCATTACGGCGCAACAGCCGGTAATGCCACCGTAAAAGTCACATATATTTAATCTATTCTAATACGATTTTTGCCACTTATTCTGGCAGAAAGATAAATACTATTACACAATACATCAGTACACATTATTCCGGAACAATGTAAAAATTGAAAGAGGGAGTTGAATACCCTCAAACACTCCAAGGAGAAAATCAAAATGGCAGATGTAAAGAATTTTGGTCTAAAAGGTATATCCAACGATGTACAACTTGGCAAAGGTGGTGGACGATTTAAGTGGGTAAGTGGTAGCGATAGATACGAATTCACAGGGTCAGATGGTTCAACACTAAAGGCTATTAGAGCCGCCAACGTTGACGTCCAAGGATCATTAAATTCAGACGATATAACATCAAGTAGTGTTACTGTTAACGGTAGCGCCGTCATTACAGGTGACTTAACGGTTAATGGTTCAACCACAACTGTTAGTTCAACTAATACAACAATCAGTGATGCCTTACTAGAATTAGGTACAGGCACAACTGGTACACCTTCAAACGATGTTGGTCTCGTTTTCGAAAGAGGCGACAGCGACAACGTATTTGTTGGTTGGGACGAATCAGCAGATAAAGTAGTATTTGGAACAGGATCTTTCACAGGTTCTTCAACAGGTGCTTTAACTTTTACTGCGGCTGACATGCAGGCGGCTGGAATCACAGGTTCTAGTTTTACTGGTGCCAGTGGTGCGTCAATTACAGCATTCCTAGATGAAGACAATATGGCTTCAGATAGTGCTACTGCTGTACCAACACAACAAAGTGTGAAGGCTTTTGTTGATGGCGAAGTTTCTACTTTAAACAGTACTATTACAACAGCAAACAGTAACATGCTCACGTATGTTAATACTGCAAACACCAATATGAAAGCATACGTCGATGGCTTAGACAGAGACGATGACTTAGCATTTACAGGTGACGACGGCACAGGAAGAACTCTAGACTTAGATAGTGGTACATTAACTATCGCAGGTGGAACTGGTATAACATCAGCCTCCGGCGCAAGTAGTGTAACATTAAACCTAGACAATACAGCCGTTACAGCAGGTGACTATGGTGATGCTTCTAATGTAGCAACTTTTACAGTTGATGCACAAGGTCGTATAACAGCGGCGTCAGAAGTATCAATCGCAACATCATTGACTATCCAGTCAGATGACGCGGCGGATAACGTAGTTGCATTAGCAAGTGATAAGTTAAAATTATTAGGTGGCAGAAACATTACTTCAAGTAACTCAGCAGATGACGTTACTTTTGCAATGGATCAAACATTATCAGATATGACAGCGGCTACATTTAGTGGTCAGGTATCAGCAGGTACATTAACAGATGGAACTGCTTCTATTAGTTCTGGTAGTGCTACTGGATTAGTAAATGTCACAGCATCAGGAATTGTATCATTTGGTACATTAACTGACAGTGGTGAAAGCATTGCAATCACTAAGTTTGTTGACGAAGCAGATGGAATTGGCAGTAACGATAACGATACTACTATTCCAACTTCAGCGGCAGTTGTTGACTATGTAGAAAATAACGGTGGCGATGGCCTTACATTAAGAGCAAGTTTCACAGCAAACAGCAGTGATGCTACTTTTAATATTGGTACAGTACCTAACGTTGCAGGAAGAACTTATTACGCAAGTAGAGTTATTCTAAATGTTACTACATTATTAGCAGGTGGCTCAGTAGACGGTATGTTAGTTAAAGACAACGCAGGTGCAGGTAATGTACTAGCGGCGGCTACAACTAACGACATTGCAGTTGGAACTTATGTTGTTGACTTACCTTTTGCAAGTTCGCTAACTAAAAATGCGGCAGTACAGGTTGAGTTCGTTCAAAGTGACGGATCAACAAGTGCTACACCAACTGGTGGTGTTGTAACAGGTGTTGTTGAATACAAATATGTATAATATCATTTGAATAGTTTAGGCTAATCAAAAACAACTTAGAAAAGCGACTTCGGTCGCTTTTCTTTTGACTTGACACAGAGGATAAAAGAATGTATAATACATGTATGAAAAATAAAATTATATTGACAGATTGCGATGGCGTAGTATTGGACTGGGAGTTTGCATTCCATAATTGGATGGAACACAGAGGACACTTTCCAGTAGAAAATCACAGGTTACATTACAGCATTAGAGAAAAGTTTGATCTAAGAAACGACTCTACTGGTGATCAAGTAATCAAAAACTTTAATGAAAGTGCGGCAATAGGATTCCTTCCTCCACTTCGTGATGCTCAATACTTTGTTAAGAAGTTACACGAGCAACATCAATATCAATTTGTAGCAATTACAAGTTTGAGTTTAGACCCTTATGCACAAGAACTTAGAACTAAGAACTTGAATAAACTGTTTGGCGACGACTGTTTTAAAGAAGTTATCTGTTTAGATACAGGTGCAGACAAGGATGAAATATTACTAGAGTTTGGTAAAAAATACCCAGGAGCATACTGGATAGAAGACAAACCACAGAATGTTGACTGGGGCATAGATGCTGGTCTAAAAGGTATCTTAGTTGAACATGGACACAATATGCATTACAAAGGTGATGCAAGTGTATGTAAAACTTGGGAAGAAATTTACAATTTAATTGTAAAAACCGGTTGACCTCGACCCTAGAATTTGCTATAATATATACATAATTTAGCAAAAACAGACGGTAGGAGGTCTTTATGCAAAACTTAAATACAACAAATCAAAGCAAAGATAAAATTACAGCACCACTAGGTTACTGGATTAGTTCGCTTACTTTGATTGACAAGGCATTGCCTAGTTACAATATCCAACTTACTGGATTAGAAAGCATGTGGTACAATCACGAAGAAAACATTGATCACCCAGAAGGTAGCGAATACCCAACTGGTATCAATACTGCTCACAGAAATGTGATGGTAAAAAGAGTATGTGATAGTGTTTATACTAGAACAGGCATTAACCCTGCAGATTACTCAAATGTTATTCATGCAAGTAAATCACCTGCTAGAAACAAAGACGGCAGTATTAGAGATGATGTTGTTGAAGGTAGATATGTTTTGAGGAATGTGTAATATGAATGTTGCTAAAGCAAAATCAGGCAAGTGGTTTGAAGATCAGTATAGTTTAACTGATCTTCTTTCTTTGTCAGTAGCCGTAAACAGAGTAAATGGTGGTTATATCAAAAAGGATGCCAACATCGAAGAAGATGATAATGGTTATCAAAAGCAACTACCTAACCTTTTCATTATCAATAACCACTTAGGTATTGAAAAATTCAAAACATCTAGTATTAATAAAACACTAGATACATATTATAATGATATCTCAGTTATCGAAAGCGATAGTGAAAATGTTGATCACATGGTTAAGTATTTCAAAGGACTTAGTCTTAAAGCAATCAAACGTGATATCAGTGACTTTGAAAAATCAATCTTAGGTCTTATCAATAAGGAATTTGTGCAATACAAAGATATTGGTATTATTGCAAGTTTACCTAGTGTTTATGAAAATGGTCAAAAGCAACGTGCATTTAATAAAATGGAAAAAGAACTTGCACAACATAGTCAATATGTTGGTACACTAAATGAACGTGAAACATTTAATCTTGAAATCCTTCATAAGAAATTTATATGGAGAAGTAACAGTTATTTGTATGTTGCCAAAGAAGGTGATTACAACATTGTAAAATTCTTTTCACATAAATCTAATGCTGATGTTGGTGATATAGTTTCACTCACAGCATTCGTTAAAGATCACACTATTGGTAAAATGTCACGTGGGTGTGAAACTTACTTGAATAGAGTTAAGTTTTCTGAAGAGTAGCAATTAAATAAACCATAACCCTTTGCATAGTGTCTGGCTCTAAAGTAAGGTCCGGACAACTATGCCAACCTTTACTGCTTCTTGGTAATATGTATGCCCTATTAGGAACATAAGGCATTTGGTGACCCATTCGTACTAATTTACTATCTTCGCCAAAAGTAGGATCTAATCCTTCGTCAATCGCTTGATCATAAGCACAATCAACTTCCCAAAACATAGTACCTGTGTGTGCAAATTCATCAGTATCTGCTAATGAATGCTGAACTGTATAGTAGTATGAAGGGTGGTCTACGTGAACATCATGTACAGAATTTTTGTTTGTGTCCATCCACATAAACGGTTGATTGATATTTACTTTACTTGACATATTCATTACATTACCTATTGCATCTAAAACCTCTTGGTTTCTGTACACATATTCAGTGGCTATTTGTAATGCTTCTTGTGACTCATCTGGTCCTATATGATACCCATGTCTGCCTGGTAATTCTTCATTTTGCCATTGATTCCATGGTATGCAGTTTTGTACCTGTGCGTACAAATCAGGATGCATAAAGTTTTCTACATCCATTACATGTAGTTTGTCAGTTTCGATTGGTGATGTATCTAGTATTCTATCTACCGTCCATTTAGTGTATTCTGTACTCATACATATATTTATAAAAAAGATAAATATAGTTAAGTCCTAATAGGATTTGACTACATGTTTACATGTAGACTAGCAGAATGCTAGACAAGTACATATTGGAGAGTAGTAACGAATGGCAATCATAATGAATGCCAAAGGTACCTCGCAAAGCAGTTTTAGAATAGGCAAACGCGGTTCTAGACTGTACGGGACATCTGACGCACCCAGTGACGTTGATAATATCTCGACAGGTGATCTTTGGTTCGATTCAAGCAATACACTAATAAAAATTGCAACGGTAAGTGACGGTTCTGTAGCATGGAGCAAACTAACTGTAGGCGATGCTGATACACTAGATGGTATCAATAGTACAAGTTTTGCCAGAGTCGATACAGATAATACGTTTGCAAATGATGTTACCATAACAGGTAATTTAATTGTAAACGGTACTCAATCTATAATCAATACAGAAACTCTCAATATTGCTGACAATGAAATAGTTTTAAACAGCGACCTTCCTTCCAACCAACCCGCAACTGCAAACGCAGGAATATTAGTAAACAGAGGTAACGAAAGTAATGTGTACCTTCGTTGGGACGAAGATGAAGGCGAATGGACTGTTAATGGTCAAACATTTAGTGCTGGTGCTTTTGTTGGTAACCTAAGTGGTAATGTAACAGGAAGTATAGCACCCAATGGAGCACCTAACGTTGTTAGAGCAAACACACTAATTGTAAACGGCTCTTACACTATGCCAACATCAGATGGGACTGCTGGACAGTTTTTACAAACTGATGGAAGTGGTGGCATAACATTCTCAAGTGAATTTACAGATTTAAGCATCACAGGAACAGCAACATACAATACTGTTGAGTTCCAAAATTCAAACATAATGAAGTTTAACCAGAGATACACTGGTGCTTCAAATGGTAGTTACTTTAGTAACGGTGAATATCAAAAAGTAGTAACAATTATACCAAGTGGCGCCAGCCAAAACTATCAAGTGGTTGGTCGTATGACGGCTCAAAATGCTGGTGAAACTCACACAGTTTATTTTAATGCCGCATTGAGAAGTAACACATTACCAGACCTTGACTGGACTATAACCTATGATGAAGAATACAATGGTGGTAGATATCTAGATCCTCAACTGTGGACCAAAGAAACAACCACAGCAGGATTTATTTTTGCATTCAAAACATTAGGCACAATTTATGGGTCTGTTACAATTGATATGGAAGTTATTCCAAGAGCCAGTTCACAAAAAGACAATGTAACTGTGAACACAGTTGTAAACAGTGAGCAATCCAGTGTTGATGCAGGATATACTGCTAATGATATGGTATTGGTCACAAGAAAACAAGGAACCACATTCAGTGTAAAAGATGTAAGCATAACAGGTAATATTGTTCCCACAGCAAACGAAGTTTACGATTTAGGAACCAGTTCAAACAGATTTAAAGATTTATATCTAAGTGGTAGTACTATCAATTTAGGCACAACAGCAATCAGTATTAACAGTAATGACGAAGTTGATTTTACTGATTCTGCAAACAGCAGTATTAAAAGAAAACTTGTTGTAGACGAAATACATTTGGGTGACGGTGACGATGCAGTTGTCCTCAAAAAAGGTTCTGACGGAAGATTCCAGTCCAAAACACAAAACAGAAGTTCAAAAGCAGAAAGTACCAACAAAGTTGATTTAGATGATAACAATTCAGATGATTTAAGTGAAGGTTCAACAAATTTATACTTTACAAATGCAAGAGCAGATGCTAGAGTTACTTCTGTATTAGCAACACAAGATTCAGATGATATCAAAGAAGGTTCTACAAACCTTTACTTTACAGATGCAAGAGCAAATAGTGCCATAGATGCGAAACTTACTGGCAATTTAACATTCGGTGAAGTTGATGCAAGTATTGTATCATCGCCTATATTTGAAACAGTAAGCGATTACGGATTGATTACTAGTTCAACAACAAACACAATCGACTACGGTTTATTAACTGATACCGTTGTAGCATTAGTAAATAGTGATTACGGTGTAGTTGAAACAAGTGGAGGACCAGTTGAGTTTCCACGATATGCAGTACTATCAGTACCTGATGCATCTGCATACATTGGGCATATGATTTATGTAACCAATGACACAGGGGGTCCAGTAATGGCATTTAGTGATGGCACTAACTGGAGAAGAGTAACAGACAGAGCAGTCATAAGTTAGTAGGAGAACATAAATGGCAGACGAAAGTAATACAGCAATACACCATCCGGCTGATACAAATGGAGATGGAAAGGTTTCAAAAGCAGAAGAGCAAATGTACCTAGAGTTCAAAAGAAAAGAACTTGAAGACTTAGATGCAATGAGAGATGCTCAACGTAGCATGGCTTGGTTTGCACTAAGTGGTATGTTGTTATATCCTTTTGCAGTAGTAATAGCAGTATTGGCTGGCTTAAATCAAGCAAGTGAAATACTAGGTGACATGGCCGCTACATACTTTGTAGCAGTAGCAGGTATTGTTGCCGCCTTCTTTGGTGCTCAAGCATTTAGTAAAGGTAAGTAATTACTATGGTAGATAAGGTAAGAAAACATTTTGTAAGAATAGTCGTAGAGGATGAAATATCACGTGATGATATTGTAGACTTCTTTGACATAGTACAAAGTGTTGTTCCAACCAAAGTATTTTCATCATTTGATGGCAGTGGCAACAAAGTAAAAGCAGAAGTAGTCCACTATGAATCAGATGATGTACAAGTATACGAAGTATTAACTGAAGATGATATTAGTGCTGAAGAAGGTACACAAATTGCAGAAATACTTGCAGAAGAATTAGATGTGGTCGATTGGGACTTTGAGGCCAGTACTGAATATTAGTACTTGACCACAATCTACTTTTTTAGTATAATACTTAGATAATTAATTACATACACACAGGATTAATATGGCGTTCAATAAAACATTCAATCAAGAAGAAGTCGCAAGACTTAAAAAACTAGTTCAGGAAGGAGACCAAGTCCTTTATGAAGTAGAATCACTCCAAGTAGGTTTAAGAGAAACTGTTAAAGCAATAGCAGAAGAAATGGACATTAAACCTGCAATCCTTATGAAAGCAGTTAAAGTTGCTCATAAGGCATCATTTACCGATGAAACAGATAAGTTTGATGCACTAGAAACTATTCTAGCCGCAGTTGGTAAAGATCACTTATAAAACAGGACCAATAAACTAAAAACAGGTTGACAATATAGATCTATCTGTTATACTACTAATATGAGTCTGACTATAGAAAAGGTATATTTATTTGACATGCAATGGACAGATGATGCTGACTATGAGCACATCTTTGAAGATAGGTTGCATGACACAATGATTCCTTTCTTTGCATTTGGTGAAGAAGCAACCTTTTCTAAAGAAGTAGACTTTGAAAGCAGTTATAAACCAGTTGCAAAAGTATATGCAAAGTTTATAACAGAGGCAAGCAAATATAAATTTATGTTAAAATATTCGGACAAATTAAATGAGTTACGTTGACGCAGTTTTTGAACAGAACAAAGGCATAGTAAGAGTCGTTGAACGTACTAAAGAGGGCGAACGCAAGATCATTGATCACCCTATGCGGTACTACTTTTATGTAGATGATCCTAAAGGCAAACAGCATAGTGTATTCGGTGACCCAGTTAGCAAGATTACAGCAAACAACTGGAAAGACTTTAAACGCAATGTAGCACTATATCAAAACAAACAAACATACGAAAGCGACCTAAAGCCTGTAAACAGAGTGTTAGCAGATCATTACTTGGGCATGGATGCACCAGACTTACACAAATGCTTTTTTGATATTGAGGTAGACTTTGACCCTGAAAGAGGTTATAGTTCTCCTGAAGATGCATTTATGCCTATCACTAGTATCAGTGTTTACTTAGACTGGATGGATAAAATAGTATGTTTAGCAGTTCCACCTAAAACACTTAATTGGGAACAAGCACAAAAGATTGCAGATAATGTAGGCGACACTATCTTATTTGGTAATGAAAAAGCAATGCTAGATGCTTTCCTTAGTCTTATAGATGATGCAGACATACTAAGTGGCTGGAACAGTGAAGGTTATGATATTCCTTATACCGTAAACAGAATTATCAAAGTACTAGGTAAAAGCGAAACAAGGCGTCTGTGTTTACTTGATAAGAATATTGTTAAAAGAGAATATGTTAATCATGGTAGAGAAACACAAACATATGACTTAGTAGGTCGTGTACACTTAGACTATATGCAACTGTACAGAAAGTATAACTATGAAGAACGCCATAGTTATAGACTAGACTACATTGGCGAAATGGAAGTAGGTGAAAAGAAAGTTGTGTATGATGGTAGTTTAGACAGACTATACAATCACGACTTTGAACTGTTCTTAGAGTATAACATACAAGACACAATGCTACTTAAGAAACTAGATGACAAGTTGCAGTTTATAAGTCTTGCCAGTGAGATTGCACATCAAAATACAGTATTACTTCCAGTAACAATGGGTGCGGTACAGACTATTGACCAAGCAATAGTCAATGAAGCACACAGACGTGGCATGGTTGTTCCTGATAGAAATAGAACTAAAGATTCAGATAACCCTTGGGGGCATACAGTAGCAGGTGCCTATGTGGCATTTCCTAAGAAAGGTATGCATGAATGGGTAGGATCAATGGACATAAACAGTCTGTATCCAAGTGTGATTAGAGCATTGAATATGGCTCCTGAAACTATTGTAGGACAACTTAGGCAAGAATACACTAACGCAGAAATCAAACAAAAAATGCAATTAGAGAAAAAATCATTTGCAGATGCTTGGGCAGGTAAATTTGGCACTAATGAATACGAAATGGTTATGGCAAAAGATGTAGACAAGCCACTAATATTAGACTTAGAAGACAAAAGAGAAGTTAGTGTAAAAGGTGCTGATGTGTATAACATGCTGTTTAACAGTGAAGAACCTTGGTGCATTAGTGCAAATGGTACTATATATAGAACAGATGTGCAAGGTATTATCCCAGGCCTATTAGAGAAATGGTACTCAGAAAGACAAGAACTACAAGCAAAAAAGAAAGCCGCAACAGATCCAGAAGAGATTGCATTCTGGGATAAGAGACAGTTAGTTAGAAAGATTTTACTTAACAGTACATATGGTGCTATTTGTAATCCAGGCAGTAGGTTCTTTGACCATAGGATAGGACAAAGTACAACATTAACTGGCAGAGCAATTACTAGACACATGGGAGCAGAAACAAACAAAATGCTGACTGGTGAATATGATCACACTGGCGACACTATTGTTTATGGTGATACTGACTCTGTGTATTTTAGTGCTCATGAAATAAGCAAAAAACAAAACATTGAATTAGATATGGATAGTGCTATTGCATTGTATGATAATATTTCAGATACAGTAAGTGCCTCTTTTCCAGGTTTTGCAAATAAGGCCTTTAATATATCAATCAGTCAAGGTAACATACTTAAAGCAGGTAGAGAAGTTGTTGGTAGAGCAGGTATCTTTATTACTAAGAAAAGATATGCTATCAATGTACTAGACTTAGAAGGTTGGCAACCAGAAGGTGGCAAACTAAAAGTTATGGGGTTAGATCTCAAGAGGTCAGACACACCTGAGTTTGTACAAGATTTCCTAAGTGATATATTAGGACAAACACTAAACGGCGACGGCGAAACAAAGGTACTTGCAAGTGTTAGGGAGTTTAAGAAAGAGTTTAAAGCAATGGAACCTTGGAAGAAAGGTATGCCCAAAAGGGTAAACAACTTAACATATTACACAGAAACATACAATAAAGCATTCAGTATGAATAAGAGTGCCAGTCTATACAAGTTAGAAAAACTCAAAGACGAAAAGAAAGTAATGATTCCTGGACATGTAAGAGCAAGTATTAATTGGAATAACATGCTAAAAGCAAATAGTGATCAATACAGTATGCAAATAACAGACGGTATGAAAGTTATTGTGTGTAGGTTAAAAAGCAATGCTATGGGATATACTAGTATTGCATATCCTACAGACGAAATGCATATACCAGATTGGTTTAAACAACTGCCTTTTGATGAGGATTCAATGGAAGAAGCAGTAGTTGATAAGAAAGTAGAAAACTTATTGAATGTACTTAAATGGGATTTGTCAGCAACAGATACCAGCAATACATTCCATAGTTTATTTAATTTTAATGATTAACTTGGTCGTTAGGTATCAAACGGCCAGGATTTATAAACTTTTTAGGTGTAAAGGCCTAAATAATAACTTTAATGTAAGAGGTGACAACATATGATAAAAGATATATTTAAAGACATTCTAAGGCACACCCACGCCTTAGGCTTTATTGAACAGGTTAAAATTAGTGGTACTGCTGAAAGTACAACTATAGAGGCCATGGATGCAGACAAAACTGTTATCCTGCAAGGTAAACTACACAATCCTGTAGCAGACTTTGTAGACCAAACAGTAGGTCTTAGTAGAATGAGTGTACTAGATGGATACTTAAAGTTTCCAGGATTTGTAGATGAAGGTTCTACTGTAAATGTAGAAACACAAAGCAGGAATGGAGACGATATTCCTGTACAGATTAGTTTCACAAGTGCAGAAGGACACACAGGTAGTTATAGATTTATGTTAGCAGATGTTATTAATCAGCAACTAAAATCTGTTACAATGAAAGAGATACCATGGGACGTTACTATTACACCGTCACAGAAGAACTTAAAAGACTTAGGTTACTTCAATGGTGTGTTAGGTGGCTTTGAACCAGTGTTTTCTCCAAGTACAGAAGATGGTGCTTTATATTTTAGCATTGGTGAAGGTGCCGGTGATAAAGGTAAACTTCCTATTAATAATAATGTTGAAGGCGAACTGTCTGGCAACTGGAAATGGGAAATAGACAAAGCATTAAGTATTCTAAGACTAAGCGATAGTGCAAATTGTACTGTTAGTTTTGCTAACGCAGGTGCAATGCAAATTGTGATTGACAGTGGCTTAGGCGAATACAAATACATATTACCTGCTAAGAGTTAAACATGACAGAAGATTTAGGAAAGAAGCACCAGGATTGGGCAGTTTACCTGCCCGCCATTAGTGGGTTCTATGTAACGCAATTACAGAAAATGGATGCTAATCCAAGTGAATGGAGATGCCCTGAAGGCTTTGAAAAAGGCACACAAGGTATGAACTTCCTTGATCCTGAGAACAGTTATTATCATTACCCATGGGGTCTTTACTCAGGTGGACATGCTCACTTAGATCCTGTTAAAAGCGATGAACGTGAGCCAATGATACAAGGTAGAGATCGTAGTAAAACTATGATACTAGGAGACTCAGGTGGTTTCCAACTTGCCACAGGTGTTATTAAAATGGACTGGAGCAATGCTAAAGATCCTAATGATCCTGTAAGAACAGCATTTTGTAATAAGATACTTACATGGTTAGAGCATACAGCAGACTGGAGTATGACATTAGATGTTCCTGCTTTTGCGGCAGTTGGTAAACTAAGCGAAAGGACAGGACTTACAGAATTTCAAGACACACTAGACATTAGTCTACTTAATTTAGACTATTTTATGAGGAACAGAACACCAGGTGCTACCAAGTTCTTAAATGTGTTAAGTGGTAGTAACGAAGAGAATAGCAAAATATGGTATGATGCAGTAAAGCATTTTTCCAATAAAAGTTTTGTGCAAGAAGCATACGGTGATGAGAATAGAACCTTAGAGGGTTACGCATTCGCTGGTATCAATATGAAACACATGTATAGTGTGTTAAGTAGACTATTGGATCTTAGAGAAGATGGTTTACTTGAAGGTAAGGATTGGATACACTTCTTGGGTACTGGACGCCTTAATTGGGCATGTCACCTTACTAGTATCCAAAGACAGTTGAGAAAATATGACAATCCTAATGTTACACTTTCATTTGATGCGGCATCACCTTTTGTTAATACAGCATATGGCCAAACCTACACACATAATGAGTTTAGAGCCAAGCGATTCGGATACTTTATGGATAGAGCATTCGATAACAAAGATCTCAAAGGATCAAAGATGCCTATGCCTTTTGCACATTCCCCTATAATGAGTAGACTAACTGTTGGTGACATCTGTGTTTTAGGACATGGTGATGTTAATAGGAATGGTAAAGAGACTACAACTAGTTGGGACACACTAAGTTATGCACTTTATATGGGTCATAGTGTTTACAATCACATTACAGCAACGCAAGAAGCAAATAGACTTGCTGATATGGAGAAACACAGAACACCTACACATTGGAAGAACTGGAAGAAAGTTAAAGGCAGTAGTGTAAGTAATGAAACTTCGCCTTATGTTCCAGGTACTATTTTAATGTTTGAAAGTTTTGCAGAAGAAGTATTAGATCCTAATAACACAAATGCAAGACAGATGTTAGAAGATAACAAAGAGTTTTTAAAGGAGATTAGTTTCTCAGATGGTAGTGCAGAGCAATCTACATTTGGTGCTTTATTTGAAACTGACGAATATGAGTCAGGTGACAGTGAAGCGGATATGCAAGAAGACATAATGAGGGCCGACTATGACGGTGAGTAATAAAGCATACAGTGGTACATACACATTTGAAGGACATGACGTAAAATTTCATGTGTTGGAGAATGGTGCAACAATGGAAATAGTAGAAACTAAAGACGGTAAAACAATGCCTGTTAGACTTGTAGACCTTGAAGAAGGTGTAGACTATCAAGATAAATTAATTGGTTGGGGATATGTCAGTTACTAATTACTTTAATGATAAAATTAACAATAAACCAGTAGCGATTATTGATAATTTTTTCAATGAAGATATATTAGATAAGTGGTTAGACTATTATCAGCATAAAGCAGACTTTAGATATGCAGTAGAAGAAGTAGAAAACGGTGAGGCTTTACTTTGTCATTGTTTGGAATTGTCAGATGTAGAAGATATATTTAATATGTCTGAAACTATTATGCCATTAGTAGAAGAATATAACAAACTCTATGGCACTGATCTAAGATACGTTGATTTATGCAGAGCACATATAAACTTAATAACAGCAAATGATAAATTTGTTGGCCATACAGATAGAAATAATGGTATGGTAGTTCTTTGGTTTGCTAACCCGCAGTTCAAAGATACAATGGGTGGGTTCTTTTTAGGCACATCTAAAGAAGACAGTATACTTGTTGAGAATAGTTTCAATAGGTTAGTTGTATTTCCTGCTACAATGTGGCATTCTATACAGTCACTTGCTAGTACTGATGCATTTAGAATTACCGTATACTTAGGTTTTTCTAGAGAAGTTAAAGATAGGAACTTTAAACAAAAAAATTTAGTTAATAAATTTAATAAAAGAGAAGTAGTAAATGGATAGAGAAGGTCACGAGGATACAAAGTTTTTTATAGGCACTGAAGTAGAGCATACGCCTGCTTATGGTCAAAAGACTTTGTTTGTAGTTGGGTATCAACCAAAAGAGGAAATACTTGCTAGGGCACTTAATAGCGGTTGTCCGCACATTTATCTAGGTGCTAACCAAAGTTTTAATCCACCAACTGAAAAAGATTGGCAGGGTTGGGACGAACTAGTTACAAGTCTACTAAAAGATGATATTTGGATTACACTAGACTTTGATGTAACTTTAGCAGAACAAGTATTAGAATGTGGTTGGACTGAGTATAGTACATTTATACCAATGATAAGTGTTAAGTTGCCTTACATTAATCAATTCAATTACAATGCGACACTCAAACTAGATGACAAAGACTTTAAAGCAACTAATCCAGGTGTTTGGTGTCATAGTTTACATGAACTACAAGACAGAAAAGTATTTACGGACTGGGCCAAATATACCAAAGACGAGGTGATAGATTGAGGTTGACATTGGCCACAAAATATGATATAATTAACATTATGGAGAATCTATATGAGTGATGGAGTTTATGATATAAACATGCGTAAACTGTTCTACATGGGACTAGAGTCTTATGAAGCAAGGTATACATTACAATTACAAGAATGGAACGAGCGTGTTTTTAAAGAGCATGGCATTGATTATGAAATTATCGAAGGCGAAGAATTAGATAACAGCAAAGCAATCGTTACAGGTAGTGTGTTAGACGCACATGGTAGAAGTTATTACAGTCTAAGTCAAACAATGAACTTAGTACAGAAAATGAAGAACGGTGAAATTACTAGCGATGATGTTATCTTTTATGAAGATATGTTTACACCAGGCTTAGAATGTTTGCCTTACATAATGGATCAATCTCCACCTGAATACAGACCTAAAGTATTCTTAAGATTCTTAGCACAAACAACAGACCCAGATGACTTCCTTATTAGAGAAGGCATGTTTGATTGGATGCGTAGATATGAACAAATGGTAGATGAGTTTGTTACAGGTATATGTGTAGCAAGTGAAGAATTTGTTGCACACTTAAGAACAGCAGGATTTAAAAAGCCTATATATGTAACAGGTTTGCCGTTTGGTAAAAGCGAAGTACAAGAGCGGGTTCCTAATCCTAAGCCATTGAAAGAAAGAACAAAGAGAGTTGGTTTTGCGGCACGTTGGGATGATGAGAAGCAACCACACTTTTATATGGACTTAGCAGAAGCCTATTACAAAATAGATCCTGAAGTTGAGTTTGCTATATTTTGTGGACACCCAGAACTAAAAAGTTCAGATCAAGAGTATGTTGATAGAGCATTAGAATTACAAGCAGGCAATACTGCTAACTTTAAGATCTACACAGGCTTAAAGAAAAACGATTACTATAACTTACTAGCAGACAGTCAAGTATTATTTAATTGTGCCTTGCAAGACTGGGTAAGCAATACAGTAAGCGAAGCAGATACATTAGGTACACTCACACTATATCCTGCTTATAGAAGTTTCCCAGAAGTATTTGCTAACAATGGCAGACACTTGTACGTTCCTTGGAGCATGGAAGACTGTATTAGTAAACTGTCTAATATGTTTGATGATATTAATACAGATAACCTAAGCGAATATAGTTTAGGTAAGATAAGCGATTATCAAAATGGTACAATAGAAAGAACACTTAAAGTAATATCTGGTTTAGGTCTAGAGCAACAAAGAGATAGACAGCATTACAGAAGAAAGGTAGCAAAGGCAAAATATGTTTGAAGCATTTATGACAGTTGTAAACTTTTTTATAGGAATTGTATTTGTTATTGCGGCGGCATACTTTGCCTATATGAGTAGTATACTTGTTTCTGAAAGGAAAGCAAGGTATAGAGCAGGTACACATGATTACTATGATAACCCAATAAAGGAGAACGATGAGCAGAATTAAAAAAGCAGTTTTGTTTTTATTTGCAGTTGCGGTACTAACTTTAGTATCATTAAATGCGTATGCAACTGGTGGTGTTAAACTTGGCGGCACATTTATTAATAGTGACGATGCTACTTTTAAATTGGCAATTGATAATTCTGTAGAAACAGGCAAATGGCAAAGAGGAGTTGAAGTAGATTATATGTATCAAACACAAAGTGATGTTGAAACTACCAACGAGTTATATGTAAATACCAAGTTAATTTATACTTTTGCTCCAAAACATTATATAGTTAATACATCTACATATGATGTTGACAAGTTCAGAACAGACGAACAAAGAATCAGTATGGCAATCGGTTATGGTTACAAGTTATTGAGAACTGAAAAATTCAAAGCAAGTAATGAGTTTTCAATAGGTTACTTAACTAGTGACTTAGTAGATGAAATAATTTACAGAAACAGTTTATGGTTTTTCTATAAACTGTCTGACAAGGTAAACTTTACCAACAAGTATTTGGTCGAGTTTGGTGATGAAGCAGAAGACTATGTGAGGAATGAAACATCATTAAATTACAACTTTGACAATGGATTAGTCTTAGGCATAACAAACACTTATACAGAAGATCCAATTGACAATAATATTTTAGGTGTTACAATAGGAGTTAAGTGGTAATGGGTCATCCTACTAATACACAGATTAAAAAAGCAATAGATGAAGGTGTTGATAAGATACTTAAAGAACTAAAAGAATTAAAAGGAAGTCTTCCTGCAGGATTACATATAGAAAGTGGTTGGGCAGATGAAGAACGTAATAAGAAGAAAGACAATGATTGAAAAAACATATATTTTAAAACCTAAAAACAAAAAAAGTTTAGTGGAAAGAGTTATCTACATTAAAGACGGAACTGTATTTTCTTACACTGAAGGCTATACCGGTGGCGAGTGGTTTTTTGTTGGTACTGAAGAACAGATGAAAATGATACTTCCACCATTAGATGATGATTCTGTAGATATGAATATGTATTTTGATTGGGAATTTGTAGAGTCTGGACAAGGACACACAAACGATTGGGAATTCGTAGGTCCTGCTGATGCTGAACTTGTAGAAGAAGCAGAAAACATTATGGAAGAAGATGGTCATTGGGCATTAGAAGAAGCAGGTTGGACTTATGAAGATACTGAATGGTTAGTTTATAATGGATTAGAATTGACCGTTAAGAATAAGGAAAAATAATGAAAGAACATTGTCCATATGGACATGTAGTTTTGAAGGAAGTACCTTTAGAATTTAATAACGAAGGTAATACTTCAAAAAGAGGAAAATAGAATGGCGACAGGAAAAGTAAAATGGTTTGATTCAAGTAAAGGATTTGGATTTATAGCACCAGACGATGGCAGTAAAGATGTGTTCGCACATCATACAGCAATAGCAGGTGATGGATATAAGTCTTTACAAGAAGATCAAGCAGTTACATATGATGTTACTGAAGGTGCGAAAGGACCACAAGCAACAAACATAGTATAAGGAGAATTGTATGAGAAGTATTTGGGTAACATTTAGTAAAGAAGGTATACACAAGTATCCTGCGGCATTAGAAGATCCTAATCTAGCAACTGGCGACGAGTATGACGTTAGTTTTCTAGGTTATCCTCATAGACACACATTCCACTTTAAAGTGTGGATAGAAGTGTTTCATGATGACAGAGATATTGAATTCATACAATTTAAAAGATGGTTGGAGAATCAGTATAGAGATGCTATTCTCCAACTTGATTATAAGTCATGCGAGATGATCGCAGATGACTTAGCAGAACAAATAATGGCAAAATATCCAGGTCGTTGGCTTAAAATATCCGTAGCCGAAGATAATGAAAACGGTTGCGAAATGGAGTATCCATTAGAAGATATGGATGGACCAGATTTTGAGGATATAGATGCAATAGATGATGTATTCGAAAGTTTAAAATAGTGGAGACATCAATTGATAACAAATACACAAATGCTATGCCAGGTGATTGTGTATATAATGAAAAAGAGGACATTGCCTTTTTATTAGTACCTAAGTGTGCTACAAGTGTAATTAGAGATTATGAAAAAACAAATAGCGACTGGAAAAGAATTACACTATGGGAAGAAGAAAAATGTCCAGGAAGGTTTATAGTGATATTGAGAGATCCAATAGAAAGATTTATTAGTACTGTTAATATGTACTTAGGTTGGAGAGAAGTAGAACCTCAAACAAACTATGTTTCTTTTGATTTTGGTGATGAAGGATTTTATTTAAAATCTAATGATGCACATTTTAAACCACAAAAAGGTTTTTTAATTGATATGTTTGACATTATAAAAAAATATAGTGCTGAACCTATCATAGATTATTTTTATTATAATAAAAATATTTATAATCAAATCAATACTGAATATGGTTTCAGTATTGACGCAACAAAACGTTTGATGCAATCAATTAATATTGTTAATAACGTTAATGAATCAGTAATTAGGCAGGCATATAAAGCCGATTACGATTTAATTAAATCTGTACAATTTAAAAACATATAGGAGAAAATTATGACAGAGACACATTTAAAAATTAAAGCACTTTTCGAAGAGTATGTAAGCGAAAATGAAAAATTTAAAGAAGGCCAAGGCGTAAAAGCATCGGCAACAAGAGCAAGGAAGGCATTAATGGAAATTACTAAACTAGCGAAAGTTAGAAGAGGTGAGATTCAAGACGCAAAAAATAATGCCTAACATTAAACGTATTCCTTTCACTGAAAAGAGAGGAGACAAGGAGATAGTAGTCCAACCTACAAAATCTAGGCCGGCTGGCTCACTTACAGAACCAGTTGACGAGATAGAGGATTGGGGCGGACTCTTAGATCCAAAGGAGGAAAATAAAGATGAGTGATAAACCAACAGTTGTTATTACAGGCGGACTTGGTTTTATTGGTGCACAGGTAAGTAAAACTTTTGCAAACGAAGGTTATGACGTAATTGTCATAGATACTAACACGAGCAGAAAGTGGACACTACCAGAAGGTGCTACTTTATTTCCACATGAATTTCAGGCTACAACTACAGCAGGCATTCTTGAAATGTTTAAACCAAAAGCGGTTATACATTTAGCGGCCAGCCATGTTGTTCCTGATAGTATTATTGACCCTGGCAAGTATTATAAAAATAACGTGTCAGGTACTCAAGCACTATTAGATATGTGTGTTAAAGCAGGAATTAAAAACTTTATCTTTAGCGGTTCTAGTAGTGTGTATGGTGAAAGAGATAGCAAAGAACCATTTGCAGAAACTTTAACACCAATGCCAATGAGTCCGTACGCAATGAGTAAGCATATGACAGAACTTATGTTAGAAGATTACAACAAAGCATATGGGTTAAATTATATTAGTACAAGATATTTTAATGCCGCTGGTGCAGACCCAGAAGGTAAAAATGGTTATACACAAGATCCAGCAACTCATGTAATGCCTATCATTATTGATAAGATTACAAATGACGAGGTATTTAATATTTGTGGCGATGATTATGATACTAAGGACGGTACTTGCATTAGAGATTACTGTCATATACAAGACATTGCAAATGCTAAACTTAAAGCAGTAGAGCATTTAGATAATGACGGTGAAAGTGGTATTGTAAACTTAGGCTCAGGAACAGGATTTAGTATACATGACTTAATCATATCAGCACAGAATGTGGTAGGTAAGAGTCTAAAATACGAAGTAGGTCCTAGAAGAGCAGGAGATCCATCGTACTTATGTGGAGATATTTCTAAAGCCAAAACATTATTAGATTGGGAACCAACATATACATTAGATGATATGTTTGCACATTCTAAGTTTTGGGTAGACAATAAAAACAAGGCTATAAAAAATAAATGATAGGAAAAAGAAAATCAGTAAATGTTATCAATAGGACAGGCACACCTGTAATGTCTATCGTTGGTGCAATAGGTAAAGGCGATAATTTAGAATTAGTTAAAAATAAATTTCCTATTACTGATAAAGAAATTGGGGAAGTTATACATTTTTTCTGTAATAATGTTGATTTTGATCAAGGACATTTATCTGTGTTTAAAGAAGTTATTTTTGAAGACAACAAAATATCAGTTAAACTTGATGAAATATCAGCAGAATTTTATTTAAGAATGCTTAATAGATATATTTTTAAATACAAGAAAGTTACTGATTTTGAAGATATGCTTACTGAAGGTTTAAAAATGACTTTTGGTGTAGTATTAAAATTAAGTCAAAAACTTAACACTGAAAATTACAATGTATCTAATGACAGTGAAATACTTAATCCTGTTTTAGATAGTGGGTTTTTCAAAGAGTTAAAAATATTTTTACAGATGACTAATAGAGATATTATGGAAGAAGTTAAAAAAATCAATCTAGATGATTTTGATAAAGTCGAATTTGATTTATTAGAAAATGATTTTGAAAGATAGGTTGACATTGGCCACGAAAAATGGTATAATAAGAACATGGATAAACTATATTATAGTTGGAACGACTTAAACAGAGATTGTAGAATCATAGTGCGAGAAATGGCACATGAAAGTTACAAGCCTGAGGTTATAATTGGTCCTGGAAGAGGCGCATACCCTTTTGGAGTAATGATGAGTCATTACTACGAAGTACCGTTTGAAGCATTCCGCTGGCAAACAAGAGACGGTGCAATCGAAGATTCTGAAACACTAATACACATTTTATCTAAATATAAGGATAAGACAATTTTAGTTGTTGATGATATTAATGATACTGGCACAACACTACAAGGTATTGATAGAGTTATTACAGACTATGTAGACAGTATATCTAATAAAATGGTTTACGCACACCAAGATATTAGATATGCTACATTGTTTGATAAAGAGTCTAGCAGTTTTGACAAAGTTGAATTTACTGCTAACAATGTACTACCCGATCAAGAACGTTGGATAGTGTTTCCATATGAAGAGTGGTGGAGATAATGTGCGGTGGCTATACAGGAGAACACGATAACATGAATAAAACAGCAGAGATAGTAAACATAGATGGTGCTGGTTATATAGTACATCTTATGAAAGATGGTGAAGCCTTTGGCAAAATCGACGTTAGAGATAAGTCAATACACTATGCACAAGACGTTGTAGAGAATTGGGAAAACGGTATTTTGAGGGAAGACAATGAGTACATCAAAAAGTCTCAGCAATCATCTTAAGGTTCTTGAAGAAAGGCATAGAGCATTAGATGAAAAAATTATTATATTAGAGGACGATTACACTTCAAACGAAATAGTTAATCCTCTAAAACTAGAAAAATTAGAATTAAAAAGAGAAATAGAAGAATTAAAAATACAAATCAAGGAAAAGCAAAATGAAGGTAAGTGATAAAATTACACAAAGAATTAAAGAAGCCGGAGCAAAGTATTGGGCAAGTGATAATGTTGCTAAATTTATGGATGAAGGCGATGACCTAGCACTTATTGAAGAACTTATTCCTCATTTTGAAGGTGTGCTAGACACACTTATTATTGATAGATTTAACGACCCTAACAGTCAAGGTACTGCTAGACGTCTTGCTAAAATGTATATCAATGAACTTATGTGGGGTAGATATAACAATATGCCTAATGCCACAGCATTTCCTAATGACATAGAAGAAGGTTACAAAGGTATGTTGGTTGTGAGAAGTGAAATACAAAGTATGTGTTCACATCATCACCAGCCAGTAAAAGGTGTAGCATACATTGGTATTATTGCTGGAGAGACACTTATTGGTTTAAGCAAATATACAAGAATTGCACAATGGTGTGCAAGACGAGGTACATTACAAGAAGAACTTGCTAATGATATTGCTAGAGAAATTATGAAAGCAACTGGCAGTCAAAACTTAGGTGTTTACATACAAGCAACACATGGTTGCGTAGAGAACAGAGGTGTGTTAGCACATAGTAGTTTAACACAAACAACTGTATTAGAAGGTGCTTTCTTTGATGATCCTGGTACAAAGAAAGAATTTATGGATAACATTAAATTACAACAACAATATTCCTGCGGTACATAAATGACATTAAAGTATAGCGAAACATTTTATTCTGCACAAGGCGAAGGCAAGTATGTAGGCATACCTAGTCTGTGGATGAGATTTTTCCTATGTAACTTACAATGCAATGGCTTTGGACAAAAAGACCCAACAGACCCTAGCACATATGAACTACCATATGAAACAATAGATATTACAAATATAGACAATGTATTTGATTTGCCTGTGTTTGAAAAAGGTTGTGATAGCAGTTATACTTGGAGTAAGAAGTATAAACATTTAATTACTGATAAAACTGTAGAAGAGGCCGTAGACGAACTTACAGCACTTCTACCGCATGGTAAGTTTGTACACCCAGTTACACAACAACCAGTACACATGGTGTTTACAGGCGGCGAGCCAATGCTTAAAAACACACAGCCTGGTATGATGCAAGTTATAGAAGAATTTAAACGCAGAAACAATCAACCTATGAATGTTACTGTAGAAACAAATGGCACAAAGCCTATCACAGACGAGTTTGCTGAATACATACAACGTGAATATCCAGCCTGGGCCAATGGTTCTGAATGGTACTGGAGTTTAAGTCCTAAACTGTGGAGTACTGCTGGTGAGAAGAACAAGAAAGCAATCAAGCCAGAAGTAATAGGCAGATATGCTGAAGTAAGTCCACATGGTCAATTGAAGTATGTGGTAAATGGCACAGATGAAAGTTGGAGAGAAGTAGAAGAACACACTAAAGCATTTAGAGATGCCGGCTGTAACTTCCCTGTATGGATTATGGGAGTTGGCGG